CTACCATTTCTCCATCTCGCTGGCGATCTGCGACGCTGCCATGTTGGTATAGATTTCCGTCACCTTCACGGACGAGTGCCCGAGCACCAACTGTAGGACCCTGAGATGAATTCCAGATTGCACTGCCCGGATGGCAAAAGCATGTCGCAACGAGTGCGGGGTGATGTGGGCCTTGACCCCTGCCCTTTTCGATGCCCATTTGATTGTCTCTCTCATGTCAAGCAGCGGCACGCCATTCACGGTCGGCCAAAGGTATCCGCTATCCACCTCCTGCAATCGCCGTTCAAGGATCGGCATCAGGTAACGCAGGATCGGCACCACCCGCTCCTTGTTCCCCTTTCCCAGCACGGTCATCACCCTGCCCTTCAGGTTGATATTCTCTACCCTCAGCGGCGCCGCCTCCTGAGCCCTGAGTCCGCCATAATACAGGCAGTAGAATAGCCCCTGTTTCGGCCATGGCACAGCGGCAATCATTCGCTCGATATCATCCTGGTCCGGCACGTTCGGTAACGGGGCCTTGGTGAGTTTTTCCGGAAATCTTTCGATGTCGGGTACCTTCTGGCAGTATCCTTTCTTCTTGGCCCATTTACAGAGCTTCGACAGCGCCGACAGTTCTTTATTTATCGTCGTCGGTTTGATTCCGGCCGCCAGCCGGCGCCGCTTGAACAACTCCACCAGATCTGATGTCAGTCCGGTAAACTGGTAGGGTCCGAACAACTGCAGGAGCGCATCAAGGCTGTATTGTGTTCGCTGTACCCCTTTCGGTTGGTGGTCCATCGAATACCACTGCATGAATTCCGGGATAACCTCCGAGATATGAGGAAAGAGGACTGTTGGCTTACTCCCCTTGGCCTCCAACCTCATTCCTTGCTCTATTTTGACCGCCTCAGCCCTGGTCCCTTCGATCGGTATCCGCTCACGTGGGCCTTTCCTGCCCTGCGGATAGTAATCGATGATCCAGGTGCCTGGCTTCTTGGGATGAGGACGAACGCTCATCGGTCGGTATCCTGGGAGTTCTGCATCATCTCTTGATCCAGTCTGGCTCGTTTCTCCATTTCCTGGATGAATCTCTCCAGGGTTTTACGACCGCCATGGTCGCGCAGAAGCTGAATCAATCGACTCTCTTCAGGCGTCAGAAGCATTGCAGAGGCCTCCGGTTGATCGGCCTTGATGGAGTTACCCGGATCCCGGCCGGCATCGGCTTCAAGGAAAAATTCTATCGGGACCCGATAAAGTTCGGCAAGTTTCTCCCAATGAGCGCTTGAGGGTTTGCTGCCGCTGGCTGGATACTCCCACTTCTGAACCGTTTGCGGTCGAATGCCGAGTTTTTCGGCAACGGTCGTCTGCGTCAGGCCCGCAAGCTTTCTCCAGCGGCGATATGGGTTGGGCCCCGTCATCTTTTACCCTCTATTTGCCCCCATACCGCACTCACCGGAACCTCTTCCACTTCTCCATCATCACCCCGACAATCCGAACTCGATCCCGGTATTATCGCGGATCTGGCAGCGCTTATCCATGGATCGGCCTTGCCTCAAGCCGGACACCCAGCGCCGCACACACTTTGTTGATAGTGTCGAAGCGAGGTTTGGCGTTTGGACGCAATGCCTTGTACAGGGCCTCGCGGGATATTCCTGTTGACTTTGCTATTTCGCTCATGCCGCGGGCTCTGGCAATGTCACCGAGAGCTGCAGCGAGCAGAGCTGGGTCATTCTCTTCCATTACAATTGTCAGATAAGCGGCAATGTCTTCTTCGTCCTTGAGTTGTTCAGCAGGATCAAAATCGGGAAGATCGGCAATACGGATTTTTTTTGTCATGGTTCACACCTCTGTCATGGCCGCGAGTTTCACAGCCTTGGTAATATCGGCTGACTGGCTGGATTTATCGCCACCACCAAGCATTACAATCAGCACTGAATCGCGCTGCACATAGTACATGCGCCATCCCGGCCCGAAATGTTCACGCATTTCAAAAACTCCATCACCAACAGGCTTCACATCACCGAGGTTGCCGAGCATTGCCTTACGCAAGCGAACATTAAGCCGCTGGCGCGTCATGCGGTCTTTGATCCTGGCGAGCCATCTATCAAACTCCGGAGTTGTTTTGACCGTGTACATACCTAGACTGTAGTCGTTCGATTACAGATTGTCAATGCCTCTACCTCTTCCCCATCATCACCCCCGACAATCAGAACTTTATCCCGGTCATGTAGTGGATCGGGTAGCGCTTATCGAGTTGGATTAAGGACATAATTTGTGGAGCTTATCGAGGATGGCGAAATACTTCTCCACCTTTTCCATGTCCAGCGGGTCATAGAATTCTCTGAGGACTTCTATGGCCTCCTTGCGATTGTCGAGATCGAAGACCTCGTAGATGGATGATTTGTTGAAGATATCATGGGCCTGGTTGATGAGGTCTTCGATTTGGTCCGTCATGATCTCAAATTCAATATTAACGATAGGAGTAGGCAACAGCCCATCAATTACGCGGCTCAATCCATAAATCGCCCTTTGCGCTTCTGTTGTGCTGCTGACAACGCCTCGGTGAAGTCGGAAGAAACCAATATGGCTGCATTCTTGGCTGAGACGTAAGACAGGCCTTCTGCAACCGAGTGATCTCGGCTGTAGTTCATCGTGTCCTTGATGCCGCGAATTGTCAGCGGTGACTTGCTCGCAATCTCGGCGGCTATTTTCAGGACAGCTGTCATAAGGCTCTCCTTGTCTGTAAAGACCTGGTTCACAAGCTTCATATCATGGGCTTCTTGACCGTCGAAATCTCTGCCTGTAAATGCAAGTTCTCGTGCGAGCCCTTCGCCAATGATCCTTGGAAGCCGCTGGAGCGTACCGACGTCCGCCACGATCGCCAGGTCTACCTCATTTACCGAAAACCTCGCGTCTTTGGTGGCATATCGCATGTCGCAGGCGGTGACCAGATCAACTCCCGCTCCCATGCATGCGCCATGTATTGCGGCAAGAATTGGCTTTCTGCACGATTCTGCGGCGTTTATAGTCTCTTGAATCTCGACGATGATCCCTCTCAGCCGTTCTTGTCTCCTGCCTTCGGACAGGTCGGCAATCTCAGATCTGATTTCAGTGAGCATATCCAGGTCGATTCCAGCTGTGAAATGCTTGCCTTGGCCGCTCAGTACCCCGACACGCGCGCGGCTGGTGCTTAGCCAAGCGAAAGCCGATCTCAATTCCTTCCACATCGCCCCGTTTATCGCGTTAGCTTTATCCGCTCGATTTAATTCAATATGGGCGACCCCATCGGTTTCACTGATGGTTAATGTCTCGAAGTTCATGCTGATCTCCTACGTTAGAAGCCGGCTATCTTCAACGAATCGCCCGGTGCGGACTCGAATGCCGGCTGGTGTGGGGACTGGGGAGATATTCCAGGCTATCCGGTTGGAAAGTGAATTATATTACCATTCATATTCCTCAGCATTAACAGCAACGTCACTTTTAGGCGTGATAATGTCAACAGTTTCAATTTCAAAGGTATATGGTTCAGTGATAGAAAATTTAATTCTTATATTTGCCTGAATTATTTCTTCTCTTTCGACAGTATTTTCAACCTTGTGCCAAGGTATTAAGATCTTATCTTCACTGTCATATGTTGCTGTTGACAAATCATCGTAAGTTATAAATGCAGAATATGATATAGATCCAGTAAGTTCGAATTCCGCAGAGTTGTCTTCAATACATAACAAATAAATTTCAAAATCTGGTGTTTTTAAGACCTGAACATCATCAACATCACCTTCTTGATCGCTCAGATAGAAACCTAGGTTTAAAAATTTTTCTTCGATCAACTCATTTACTTGACCAATGTTTTCGTTAATAAGTTGGAATAACAGAGGCGCTAGTTTTTCGTAATAAAATGAAACCTTATTTAGAAATTCTTCCAATGATTCTAAATATATAAATGATCCAGACAGTTTTACTCCCTCTTTGAAATCTTTATCTTTGCTCACTATGTAGAATGGGATTAAATCATTCTTAGCGTAATCGCTTAGAGCACTTAGTATAAAAGCATCAGGAAACTCATTCTTTTTCTTTCTTTCTCCAAATGGTGGGAGTTTCCCAAAGTACATATTAAAAATATTATCAATATCAGCTCCGTTAGATGACAATATTTTAGCTTTTGATTTGTGTAAAAATGTCTGCAGCATATCTTGCATGATTGATTCGAATTTAACTTTTTCTATTTCATTATAAATTCCGGATACTGGCTCTAGCGGGAAATTCCTAAATATTTTCGCCTCATTTCTTGCCTTAATGATTGTCTGAATAGATTTTTCAATTTCTTTTGAAATATTGCTTATCACTTCTTGTATAGTGATTTTTGTTAATACAACTTCAACTTTATTTTCCTCCACTAAATTAATTAGTGTTTGAAATTCTTTGCTATTGAAATTGAAATTCTTTTCAATGAATATTGATGAATCAATGTAAACTCTGACTAAGTCCATATTCCTACCAATTTGAAACTTAAAACTTTAGGCAACCTGCACCGATTTACTGAAACTAAAGCAAATATGCCTAAACCACGAGATCCTAATACAACTATGCCAGCGCTGCTACGGACCGACGCCAGAGCCAGGCGTCGAACTCCCGGCGCGGAAGTGAGAGAAGATCAGCAGCGTAGCAAAATGAAGCGCGCAAGAAATGGTAGTCGTCATTCTCGACACCAACCGCTTTCGCGAATTTGCGAACGTGGCGGTCAACTGCGATGGAATCGATACCGACGAGACACGCTATATAATCGACAGTTTTCGGACCAATACCCCTGACTCTTTGAATTGCTTCGCAGAATTTGTCAGATGCTAGGCTTGCACGCAAATCCTGTACATCTTCGACTCCCCACCTCTGCAGGAAAGCCACTAGTGCTTCGAAACGGCTAACTTTCTCGTGATGACGCCAATTCAAAAAGGCACCTGTCTCCCCTTCCTCAATCAGCGAGACCAATGAGGAAACCGTATGGCGTCCTGGATGTGCCCGAAGAATGGCCAATACCCGTGGACGCACAACAGTCGCGTAATTGAGTCCGGCCTGGAGCACCGAATCCGCGAGAACGGCACCTAAGTGTTCGCAAGTCACACGAGAATGTTTCTCCTCAAACAGTACACCTTCATCCTTCGCGTGGTTGGCGATACGACGCGCAACAATCAACACCTCGATGGCTGAATTGTTCATACCAACTTAGCCTCTTTCAATGCATTAAGGCGTTCGACGCAGTTCGGACAAGCACCACACGGAAACTGTGCCGATGCTTGGCACGAATAAGTCCGTCCGATAGGCACGCCTAGCTCAGCAGCTGCCTTGGCTACCTCAGCCTTGGACGAATAACGGAACGGCGAGTGAAAGCGAACGGGACCAATGCTCGATGTGAGTTCATCGAGGCTATTCATAAACGCGGCAGTACAGTCAATTTCTTTGGCGTGGTTGCTGTTGATGAAGCCAGTATAGACATCTAAAATACCAACAATCTGTGCGCGCGCCGCCGCAGCGGCGAAAAACAGCATTGTCCGGTAGGGAATGTACAAATCGTCATCCTTCACCGCTTCAATCCAGAGGTCAGCCTCACGAATCAGCCGCGACTGAGAACCTCGAAAGAGGTCCGATATGTTAAAGCGCTCGGGTCGCTTCATATCAGAAGGTAGGACTTCATTTACGCGACTCCACTCAACGTCTACGCAATGTTGCCCGTAGTCAAAAAAAATTGGTAGTACCTCCACACCTGCTGCCGCGAGCTGGTATCCAACAGTTGTCGAGTCTAGGCCACCAGAGGCTAGAAGGAGCGCTCTTTTCACCGAGATTGAACCCTCAATTCAGCAATGACGTTGAAGGTGCCATTCAGGCAGGCGTCAAGGTCCGCAGAGTATACCGAACTTCCGGCGACCACCATAGTGTTTTCATTTTCACGCCGTGGGTCGAAGGTGATAACCGGCTTACCCATCTCGATCGCCATGCCGATCTCAAAGAGCGTGCCAGGATCACGGTCGAGAGGAATCGCGAAGACAGCATCGCATTCTTTTAGAAGTTGACTGTCCATTTGATACATGCGGCGTAGGTCGCTCTCACTCGCGGGTCGTTTTAGCTCTCCATTCTCCAGAATAGGACGTCGCACCATGAAGTTGTGATAAGTGAGGCTGTCTACTGCACGGTCAAGCTCCTGCTTTTCAACGTACGAGAAATCCGGACCGGCAAGGTAGATTGAGTAGTTTTGGCGGTCATGCCATGGGAGCACCGTCCCGCCGAGCGCTTGTAGCTTCTCCAGTGAGAGTCGGAACCACCGCTGCACATCGCGCTTGATGTCGTCTGGAAAAGTCGACTGGGAATATATAGTGGCGGCTTGGCATCCCCGCCATGCTGCTTCGGTCCATCCCTTGTGAGAGAGGCCTACCATAACAACAGAATAGACATCCCCAACGCCGACTGAATTGACAGTGTGGCCCAACGTCGCAGGTATCTCCTCGACGCCTCCATTCCGCAAGTCAAAGAGTCGGCTTCCGCCACGATTCTCTTTGAGGAGAAACACCTCCGGAGAGAACATCTCTATTGAATCTAGCAGCCTGTTAATATCGTCTTTCCCAAGTTTCATAAACAGCGAGGATGACGTGGAGATAATGACAGCTTCCACGCGGCCTTTAAACGCCTCGAGCGAAGAAAAGTTCTCGAGGTCGTATGCTATGTCGAACGAAAACCGTGCATCTTCAGTGAACACGCTGGCGAGTGGTTTGAGATCGAACCTGCCGGGGAAGACGACGACCTTTTTGTAAACGTCAAGACTTGGTAGCGGTTCTTGGAATTTGACTAACTTAGTGTCTCGCATCAAGTCTTCGTAGCCTTTCTGCCAAACCTCCGTTACGTCACTAATAAGCATAACGTTCGGCGCGCCGACTACGTCACCAAGCCAGATGAACTCTTTACAATCGATCGCCACGAGATAGCGCTTTGCCTCTTCAACAAGGTATTGCGGACAGAAAGCTGCCACTGAGTATTCGAGCTCTGCGGCCCACAATCCCCTTGCGGCGTGACAAACGCCACCTAAACGAAGCTTGCACATCGTACCTTGTTGGGCGAGCGTGAAGTCGGCAAAAAGCTCCCCAACGACTAGAACAGCATCTATGTAGGCCATAATTATTGTGGTATGAAGTCAGCAGCTACGGTGGGGACAGGTGAGACTGCGGAGGAGCTTACCACTCCAACATAAGTTACTCCATCTTCCAGGCAAGCCACGAGGTAATTGAATGATGTGGGGAGTGCTCCAATTTTCACGCCCTTAGCATTGACTGCGAAGACGCGCTTCTTGTCGAAGAGAATGCCTAGTTGCTCGCCAACAGCAAGGACACTTCTGGTTTGCGAATAGAATTCGCTGTTTCCAACATCGTCTAGCAGCACATTAAACGCCTGCTTGCATTTGTCGACGCCGCTAGCGCCGCCTGACATGCCAGTTCCATCCCCCCCGGTTTTCTTGGCCTTCGTACCAGGATAATCTGAGAAATGACCCGAACCTGAGCTTCCCACAGCACCTCCTCCTCTACGTGGTTGATTTTGTCTTTATCCTTTGGTGTCATTCGAACTGCACGGGGAGCGTGCTGACTTAGATCACCTTCTATCCGACAAAGACCATTTAATAACTTCCTTTGATACTTTGCAAATTTTGCATATGTTTGTGACTTCTTGAAACCTCAGTCTTTTGCCATGAACACTTCAGTAAATGTAGGATCAGCGTCACCGAAATGACCGCTTCGCCATGGGTTTGAGCGTACAATGGGCTTAAGGTCAGATCTGTGCATACTTTTTTCAGATACGTGATTTATCAAAATGGAGTTTCACGAGTTCTTCGTATAGCGTTCGCGATGTTCATCTGTTTTTAGCAAAAAGTTACCATCGCCAAGCTCTTCAGCGGATGGTGCAATACAAGGTTGGGTTTCTTGGCTGTTTCATGCTCGCTTCAAGCCCATGACTTCGATGAGTCCTGGATGAATTCGATAGCGTGATGATGTATGATCAAACCGAATACGGGGTTCACGGTATTTAAACATATACTCGGATCCGCCGAACCCGCGCCCGCCAGCTCGGTAGAACCCAATAAAGGAAAAATCATACAGCATTTCAAGCGCCTCAGACGCTGTAAGTTCCGATAACGGGTATTGTGCCTTAAAGACTTCCTCAAAAACATCCCGCTCAAACTGCCACTTGCCAAGAGAACGCAAGACATCCAAGTGTTTTTCATAGTCGGGCAAATGCTTGTGGACTTCGTCATCAATTTCCCGAAGGAAATACTCACTATATTCCACGCGAGAATTGTGGATATCTACATTGTCAAGTTTGTCGGGATGATCTGTTTCTGTGGGATTTTCCACGCGTTCCTTGTACTTGGAGAGAGCACAGTTTGTGAACTTGATAAGGTCTCGCGGTCGAAGGTATGTGCGGTCACGCATATGCTCGTACTTCGTCTGATGCCCAGGCATTTCACGTTCTTCGTTAAAAACGGAAGTCCAAGAAATACTTCTATCTTCATCATCGCCAAGAACAATATTGAATCGCCTTTCCATTAGGGCTTTCAGAGTCTTTCTTGTTCTGGTGGTATCCCACTCAATCAAAGATACAAAGTTTTCCGTCATCTTGTTCTTATCTTCGAAATGAAGACATTCGTAAATGTCGTCGCGCAGAAAAATAACCACAAAAAGCTTTATACCTGCCTCGCGAGCTGCTATGTTGATATCCCGGCTGGCAAGCAAAAGACCAATTAGCCTGTTTGTATATTCAGCTGACGTTCGATCAAATCCGAGATCAAGCTGATCGAAGGCGACGTAATAACGGTGTGCGGGATTTAGACAACGCAGCACCGTAAACATAAATGCTGTATTGACTTCTTGGACAATGGTCGGTAGCTCCAAGACGGGTACTGCTTCAGGAGAAATGCCCGCCCTAAGAATTTCCCAATTCAATTCAAAATGCGGCTTAAGCTTGAGATGTTTGGTTGGACTGAATACCTGTGTAAGATCAGGGTCCCGGCTGCCGTACGTATCTACCACGAACGACTCTAGGCGGACCATTTCCTCCATAGCTGATGTATCAACAGGGAGTGATTGATCTTGGTTAAGTGCTATTTTGGCTACAGAGAGGAGAATTAAATACTTCCAGCTATGAGTGTACTTATCAAAGTCTGGAATTCCAACTCGTGCTTGGCGTTCGTGGTAGTGCCATGGGTAATCAGAAAAGGTGTGTCCATAGGCAAAGAAATCATGTGATCTAGTCGTGATGATCTTTTTGAAGATAGCGGTTTTCCCGCTGCCTTTTTTGCCAATGATCATGTGTCGGCGCAAAGCCAAGACATCTTGATAAGCTTCGTGGTCTTCAAATGCTTGGAGTAGGATATCGTCATTATCAGCATCTGTGCCCCCGAAACTCTCAACACTTGAGAGTGGTTTCATAGTCTCAGTTCCTCATTCATCAAGTCCAACAACCAAGCTCACCGGCTGTAATGGAACGCTACAGAAATGCTGCTTGAGTTTTTCAATACCTCTTCCTCTTCTCCACCACCACTCCCACTATCCTGAACTCGATTCCGGTCATGTCACGGATCGGGTAGCGTACGTTGAGCTGCGTGCTGCCCTGGTGCGAACCCGCAGCAAGTCGGGTGGTGTGGGGAGGGGGAGAGATTACCTCGATTACCCGATTAGCTTTCCATGATTTCATCCTGCCATTCCTGGGGAAGTTTTGTTAGGTTATTGATAACTGTTTTAGCATCGTTATTTATCGCTACTGAAAATGCGTCAATAAACTCTTGTCGCATATCCGTAACAATTGCGAGCTTTGGGATCATGTACATAAAATGGCTAGCCACATAGTTTTGCGTGTACCAGCTCTGATGAAGCATAGAAATCAAGTTTGCAGCCAAGCTCTTTTTATCTGAGAAATATTTCCAGTACGTTATAGAATACGTGCCAAGGCTGCCGCCTTTTTGTAATCTACTACCGTATATATCTTTATAGCCAGCCAAGATATCTTTTATGATCAAGGATTCGATGCGCAACCGCACAATCTTTGTCAGCTCGGTCCAGTTAGAAGCGCCTATAGCCCGCAAAATGCGTAACGGCGGCCACCAATGACCTTTTGGTATTTGTTCATCCAAAATAGTACTCAATTTCACCAAGAAGCGCTGGCGATCTGGTTTACTTATTTTTTGCCATAAGCCCTCAACAAAATATTGATGCTTGTATTCAAATGTCCCCTCATCAGCGAGCAAATATAGTAGATCAGCAGCAGCACCATCCGGAACTTCTTCAAGCAAAGCTTCCACGTACTGTTCGGTCTCAACAAAATCCGGATCGATTAATTTCGCATAAATACTATTTATAGAGAGAGAGACTTGCTCTTCTTCATCGACATCAGTAATAGAAACAAAAGCATTTTTGATCTCATCAATACCTGAATCGCTGTTTAGTTCATTATTGAAACTCGTTGCTGCGCTAGATGGGAGATCAGAATTGATAAAAAGCTGCTGAAGTATCAATCGTAAACTAATGAAATCTCTCTTTACGCGGACTTTCTTCGGGCCAGAACCCAACAACGCCAAAGTGTTTAAATAAAGTATATCTATGATTTTCGCATGCCCATTGCAAATCATAATATTCTCAGCGTGAAGGTCGCCGTGCGTCATTCCTTGGGAATGGATATGCCTCAATCCATCGATTATTTCACCCCCCAATACTTTTAACTCAACCTTTTCTAGTTGTTTATTTGTCGTATAGCTTTCTAATGTAACTCCCTCTAAGAGCTCCATTACGACGCAGTCTTTTTCTTCTTTTGTAGACGGGTCCTTTACTCTATCGATTGTGTGTACAGCCACAACATTTGGATGTGCGGCCCTGGCGAGTGCTCTAGCGTGAGCGAGAGCATCAGCAACCCCTTCGCTCGCATCCCTGATTATTTTTACTGCGACTATACGTTCCAGTTCATCGCGAGCTTTATACACATCGCCAAATCCCCCGTCTCCAAGTGGTTCTAAAATATCAAGTTGCACTCAGGTCCCCAATGATAAGCTTACAAGGTAATTAATAGGTTCCGCCTAACGCCCTATCCTTTTTCCTCCAACTTCCAGCTACACCTCTCCGGCATACCGGCAATCGCACCCTCACCGGTACCTGCTTTTCTTCTCGCGCACAACTCCGACAATCCGGAACTTCGTCACTCCCGTCATATCCTTGATCGGGTAACGCTCATTCAGCGGTTTTAGAAACACGCTACTGCCATCCCTGACGAATTGCTTGAAGGTGGCGTCATCGCCGTTTTTGGCTATCACATAGTCGCCACTTTCTGGAGATAGTTCAGGGTCAACGATGATCACATCGCCGTCCCGAAACTCAGGTGCCATGCTGTCACCGTGGACGACCAGAGCGAATGCATATTGGCTGTCGGTCGACGAGGTATCCACCCATCGTTCGGCGTCACCAGGTTGAAACGGATCTTCCACTTCGCGCCAGCCCCCAGCCTGCACCCAGGAGATCAGCGGGACCATGTGTGGCTTGATTCGGTCCAACGGCGCCGGGCCAATGTTCGGGGGTTCAGATGGGGTTGATGAAGCCGTGCCGTCGGACTTCGGGGCGGGGATGGTCATCTCGGCTTCATTCTCCAGCATCGGGCCTTCGCCGGTCAGGAGCCAGGTTTCCGATAATCGTCTTTCTCTACATGCATAGAGAATTTTGTGAACGCATGACTGCCGGTTATTCGTTTTCCAGGCAGACAGTGTCCCCTCCTTTTCTCCAAGGAAAGCGGCTACTTCTTTCCATGTTTTAAATTTCAGGAAAAATTTCAGCCTAAATAGAATTTCTTCGATATCGTAGATTTTATCCATTGACATTTTCCATGAACGTAGATTATATCTATATGCATACATGTTCATAGCAACACGATACAACAAAGTAAAACCATGGGTCAAGGACGATGCACGAAATAACGCGGAAACTTTGGGATAGGGATTTGAACATCAAAAAATGGGCACAACTGAACGGGTTTTCCCCGCACACAGTTTCTGCTGTTATCAGAGACGTGCGGGGGAAATGGAGGGCCGGGAAGGCGCGGAAGATCAGAGAGGCATTGAAGAATCAGGGTTTCGCAACTGATGCCGACTTTAGCAAGGAGGAATCGAAATGACCGACCTGATGATCATTGAGGGGCCGGATGTAAAAAGAATGACCAGTCTGGAGATTTCAGAACTGGTCGAGTCGCGGCACGATAAGGTCAAGCAGTCTATCGAGCGCCTTGCAGCACGCGCCGTTATTGAACTCCCCCCAATGGGGGAAGTTAAAAATCACCTTGGCCAGTCGGTCAAAGTCTACCTGCTCGACAAGCGATCCTCGTTGATTGTGGTCGCGCAACTCTCCCCGGAGTTCACCGCCCGGGTCGTCGATCGATGGCAGGAGCTTGAGGCCCAAGTCGCCGCCCCAGCCTTCCTAATTCCTCAGACACTCCCCGAGGCCCTTCGTCTCGCCGCCGACCTGGCCGAGAAAAACGGACAGCTTCAGCACCAGATCGAGGCTGACCGGCCAAAGACCATCTTTGCCGACGCCGTGTCGGTGTCGAAGACATCCATTCTGGTTGGTGAGCTGTCCAAGCTGCTCAAGCAGAATGGCGTATTGATCGGTCCGAAGCGGCTGTTCGCGTGGTTGAGAGAGAACGGATACCTGATGAAAGGCGGGGCGAGCCGGAACATGCCGACACAACGGGCCATGGAAATGGGCCTGTTCGAGATCAAGGAAGGGACGGTCAACCAGCCGGACGGATCGGTGCGGATCACCCGGACGACCAAGGTCACCGGCAAGGGGCAGGTCTATTTCGTCAACAAATTCTTGGGCGAGACCAAACTCGCCGCCTGAACGAGAAGGAGGAACCGACATGAAAGTTCATTTCAACAACGCGCTGAACCCTAAGAAGAACACCGTGATCGCCTGCGGGGTCAAGGTAGGAAGTCATCTCAACACCACCACAGATGGGGCTCTCGTAACCTGTAAACGGTGTCAGAACATGGTCGGATTTCCAGCCAGGAAAACCGGAAAAAGGAGTCTGCCATGAGAATGAAAATCGGAACGGCAACCTGGGACAGTTGCGAGAAATGCGTCCATTACGACGCCGAGCTTGGTTGCAAGGAGCTAGACAACCTGATTTTCACGCTGGAAGACCTCGATATCGTGTGCATCATCGGCCAGGAGGTCAGCGAGCCGGACTATGCCGCCAACGAGTTCGAGAGCTTGAAATAACCAATGACCGATCTCGACCGGATAAACGCCCGCCTGGACGCGATAGAGACAATGCTGCGGCAGCTGCTCAACCAGCGGCCATCTGTGGAGTCTCCAATTGTTCCGGCATACACGCCGACGGTCGATGACGAGATAGCCGCGGTCCGGGCACAGGGTAGAAGTCTGGCCGAATACTTCAAAGCCAAGAGCAAAATGCAACGAGAAAGGAGGAAGAAATGCTGAAGATAGGCGGAGAGTGCAGGCAGTGTCTCAATTACGACGATGACCGCGGATGCAAGATCATGGACACGATCACCATGACCCGCGACGACGAGGACGTGGTGTTCTGCATCGACGGAATCAGGAAACCGGAGAGTGACGAATGAGGCTCTACGGCTGCAGGGGCACCGCCCCGAGGAAGACCAGCAGAACAGCGAGCCATAATAACCTGGAGGAGATTTTCTCCATCCAGATCCGGGCGCTGAAGCTGCCGATGGCGCAACGGGAATACCGGTTCCACCCGAAACGCCAGTGGCGATTCGATTTCGCCTGGCCGCAGGCGATGGTGGCGGTCGAGATTGACGGCGGGACCTATCTGGGGGGACGGCATGTCCGGCCGGAAGGGTTCCGGAAGGACTGCATCAAACTGAACTCGGCCGCCTTGATGGGATGGCGAGTCCTCCGCGGGGACTCGATGATGGTCAAGGACGGCACACTGCTTGACGCCATCGCGGAGGCGTTGAAGGACTGAAGGGTAGAAGAGCCGGCCTACCAGCGGTAACTGGTAGGACCGGCAGGAGAGGGAAACAGCGATCCCGCGTTTCCAAGGTCATCATACCACAGGAGGTTTGTATGGGAAACGAAATTGCACTCGACAGTATCGGCAAGCGGGATCAGGTGACGATTCTCTGCTGAGGGATTGGGCATAAAAAAAACCCGCCGATCCAGGAAGAGAGGAGATCGGCGGGCAAAGGCAGGGACTAGACAATGGTGATACTACCATACCAATTGAGGAAATCAATGAATTTCAACAGGAATGAATGGTTGCAGGAACGGCGGAAGGGAATTGGCGGAAGCGACGTGGCCGCAATCCTCGGAATGTCAAAATGGAAAACTCCGCTGGATGTGTATCTGGACAAGACCGGACAGCTGGCTGACACGCCGGACAACGCCCCGATGTTGTGGGGACGAAATCTCGAACCGGTGGTGCGCCAGCATTACAGCGACGTCACCGGACGGACGGTCAGGGTGCCGAACGAGATTCTGAGGCATCCCGAGTACGAGTTCATGCTGGCCAATCTCGATGGCGTGACCAATGACGGCAGGGTGTTGGAGGTGAAGACGGCGAGGACTGGCGACGAGTGGGGCGAGGAAGGGACGGACCAGGTGCCTGCCCAATATTTGCTCCAGGTCCAGCATTACATGGCGGTGACCGGCATGCCCGTGGCCGATGTGGCGGTGTTGATCGGCGGCCAGGATTTCCGGTTGTACCATGTCGAGGAAGATCCTGAATTGCATGGGATCCTCATCGAGCGGGAAGGTGAGTTTTGGAACCACCACGTCATTGCCGGGGTGCCGCCAGAACCTGTCACCTACACCGACATGATCGCCAGCTACGGCAGGAAGAGTGTGGCCGAAGAGGTGGAGGCCGATACCAACACCTTCCAGGCTGTTCTCGGCCTCAAATCGATCAAGCAAGAGATCGCCAGGCTGGAACAGGAAGAGGAAAACCTCAAGGCGATCATCTTTCGGGCTTTGGGCAGCCGCGACACGCTTGTCTCGAACGGCAAGACCCTGGCGACGTGGAAGGAGTCGAAGCCACGGCAAACGATCGACTCAAAAACCCTGCAGGCAGCATATCCGGAAATCTATCGTCAATTCCTCAAAACCGGCGAACCATCACGCCGATTTCTTCTCAAGTAGGAGGGGCTTACCATGACAAGCAATAATCCGTTTTCTCTCGCGATAAAGGACGAGACCAGGCCGTCTCCTTCTCATGGAGTGCTGGCCAACACCGACCAACAGCGGGCCGTCGCCGAGGTTCAGGCCGGTATGATGCTGGCGAAGATGTCGCCACGGGATCAGATATCCGCCATGGACAGGATTCTCAACGCCTGCCAGAGGCCGACGCTGGCAGAGTCGGCAATCTATACCTACTCACGCGGCGGCAACAATATCTCCGGCCCGTCCATCCGGCTGGCCGAAGCGATGGCCCAGGCCTGGGGCAATCTCTCGTTCGGAATCCGCGAGCTCGAGCAGTCCAGCGGAGAATCGACGGTACAGGCCTACTGCTGGGACATGGAGACGAATGTCCGCCGAGAGATGACGTTCCAGGTCGCGCATATCCGCAAGACCCGCACCAACACTTACAAGATCGAGGATCCCCGCGACATCTACGAACACGTCGCCAATCAGGGGGCACGGCGGCTGAGGGCCTGTATCCTGGCCGTCCTCCCCGGCGATGTGACGGAAGCGGCGGTCAATCAATGCGATGAGACGATGAAGGCCCAGGCCGACACCAGTCCGGCGTCGATCCAGAAGATGCTTGATGCATTTGCCCAGTTCGGAGTGACAAAAGAGCAGATCGAAAAACGCATCCAACGGAGGGTTGACGCAATCCAGCCGGCGCAAGTGGTTGCTTTGCGAAAGATCCACAATTCCCTGAAAGATGGCATGAGCAACCCTGCAGACTGGTTTGAACAGGCGGAGCAGCCCGAGCAGGAGCAACAACCCCAATCAAGAACAGAATCGCTCAAAGCAAATCTTGAGAAACGGCAAAAGGAAAAGCCATCCGGCCAGCAAGCATCTTCCTCTATGCCTCCAGAGCCGCAATCGGAGCCGATGACAGTCGGACAAGAAACAGACAAAACCGCCGACAACAGCGGCAACGCCATTCCGCCGAAGATTGCCGCAGAGCTTAAGGAAATTGAGGGCAAAGACACTATCGATGCTCTCGATATATGGGCATACAAGCACCACAAGCGCTTGGAAAAACAATATGGGCAATCGTGGGCGAAATGGATTCTCGGCCATGTTGAGAATCGCCGTGCCTTTCTCAACGCCGAGGCCATGCCCGGCGAGGAGCCGCCCGCAGTAATCGTCGAGCCTGCCAGGGCGAAAGAGGCGGAAGGGATTGCCATGGTTGCCTGTCCCGAGTCCGGCGGCCGGGAGATCCCGATCAGTGATTGCGACACCGGTAGCTGCCGTGAAACCTGCGAGGTCTACAAGGCGGCAAAAGGCGGCGGCAACAAACTGACCATGGATGTCTAAGTCATCGGCCATGACCACCAGGATCCAATACATCGTCGCCTGGGCCACCGGAGACACGCCGCCGCGGGTCGCCTATTTCCGCACCACCGACCAGGGCTGGGACGGGACATATGAAAGATCACTGGCAACCAGGTTCAGATCGGCCCGGCAGGCGAAAGAGACGATGGATTCAAAACATACGTTTCCCGACAAGTATCAGCACTGCTGGGATTCCGGTGTATGGCGGGTCGAGCCGTATTCGGCACCGATGTTGCCGTTTTCCTCAAAATAACAGGAGACAACGAGATATTATGAATGACTTGATTATCAGGCTCACAGGGGCCGTCACCGAGAGTAATTTCGATCAGTGGAAAGAGGATGTCCTGGAGCAGATCCGGGCCGCCAATCGAGAGCTGCAAACCGATGAGGATTTCTCCTGGGCGGAGGGGATGGTCAAAACCTACAAGGATTCGGAGCTGGCCATCAAGAAGGCCAAGGACGAGGCCCTGGCTCAGACCGCGGACGTCAACAAGCTGTTTGCCGCCATGGATGAGATTGCAGCCGAGTTGGCCCGCACCAGGCTGGCACTCGAAAAACAGGTCAGGACCGAGAAGGAGCGGCGGAAGGCCGATATCATCGCCGAGGCATTTGCCACCGTCAGGAGCGAGATCGAAATTGCTGTTGCCGGATCCATCTTTGTCCCGGGCGATATTGCAATCAACGACACAGTGATCAAGGCGGCGACCGCCGGCAAGAAGACCATCGACGGAATGCGGAAGGCGGTGAATGTGGTCATGGCCGCCGAGATTCAGCGACACCTCGAGGCAATCGAAGCGGCAATGATCAATGTCGATGCAATCGAGTGGGTTGAGAATGAATTCCCCGGCCTGTTCCCGGACAAAAAGGCCCTGGCGTGGAAGACTCGCGACGAAGTGAATGCCACCATCGATGCCCGTGTCGCAAGGTATCGTCTCCAGGTGAAGGAGAAGGAGGAGCGGGAGGCGGCCCAGGCCAACATCCAGCCGGAACCTTCCCTACCGCCCTCCCCTACCCCACCACTCCCACAGCCAACTACAGCCCCACCATCCACAACCCTGTCGCCCGATAAGACGGAATTGGGTGAAGAAGTCGATGACTTCATCTTCACCGTGCATTTGAAGTGCGGGGTGATCCGGGCGAAGGCCCTGGCGCAGGAGATCAGCGAGGCGTTCGGGCAGTCAGACGCCGTTGTTTCGTTCAACCTGAAAAGGGCGTGAGATGCCAGTTGATTGGTCAAAATATCCAGAGAATTGGCCGGAGATCGCACTGTCAGTAAAAGAAAAAGCTGACTGGCAGTGCGAGATTTGTGGACGGCAGTGTCGACGCCCTAATGAGCCTTTCGACTCCCATAAAAGGACGGCGACGGTAGCTCATAAAAATCATATCGAGAGTGACTGTCGACCAGAAAATTTGGCGTGTATGTGCGCCCCGTGTCATCTGAGATATGACGCAAAGCACCATGCAGAAAACTCCAGGAAAACACGACTGGCGAAGAAGGAAAAGAAACAACCATCGTTGTTTTAAGAGGCAGCGAAATTCATGAGGGAATATTCAAAATTATCACCATCGTTCTGGATTGGCACCACAGGTCGTCAGCTCCAAGAGAAAGGCATCGAGGCGATGATAGTCGGGATGTACCTCGTCACCTCTCCACATGCCAACATGATCGGTCTGTACTATTGCCCGGTTGAATACATCTCATCAGATACCGGCTTAACCTTGCAAGGGGCTTCCAAGGGGCTTCGATTGGCCTCCGAAGCCGGGTTTTGCGGCTATGACCATGCGACAAGGATGGTGTGGGTCTATGAGATGGCAAAATTCCAGATCGACGAGAGCTTGAAACCGAACGACAATCGGGTTTTTGGGGTGAGGAATGAGTATAAGAAACTCCCCAACAATCCGTTTTTAGAAGAATTTTACAACAAATACAAGGATAGGTTTCATCTTGACGAAAGGAGGGGGTCCGAAGCCCCTTCCAAGCCCCTACGAAGCCAGGAGCAGGAACAGGAACAGGAACAGGAACAGGAGCAGGAATTAAAAGCTGTTTGCGCCGAGGTGAAAAAAACCTCGACACCGGAACGCGGCGAAATTCCCATTTTGACCATTCCGATCATAGGCAAAAAGAAAACATTCCCGATTTTCCAACACGACATTGACGAGTGGCAAACAACATTCCTTGGGGTTGATGTCCTCACAGACCTGAAGAAGTGCCGACAGTGGAATGTCGACAACCCGAAAAAAAGAAAGACCGAGCGAGGGATTCGGGTGCATATCTCCGCATGGTTGGGGCGAACCCAGGACAGTTTATCGAAAAACAATCCAGCAAAACAGGATACGCACAATGGATTCAATCAGCGAAATTATGCGGCAGACGCAACCAGTGCAGAAAATATCCCGGAGTTCCTCAAGTAACTTTTCTTGGTCAAAACAGCCGTGTCCCCATCACGGGGAGGAAATGATCGAGGTCAGAGACGGAGTTGTTTGCCTTTGGCAATGCCCAATGTGCGCCAGTGACGCCAAGGAAAAGCGGGCCTTGGAAGAAAAGCGAGCGAGAAAACTGGAAAGGCTTAACTCGTTCTTCAATGGAGGTAGGCCTGTCTGTTTTCCTGCAACTCCAAGGAGATTCGCGGAGAAGACCATCGACTCGTACATTGCAAAAACGGATAAACAGCATGAAATCAAAACGATAGCCAGGCGGTACGTGGAAAGCTTTGACAGGGTGCTGGATAACGGCACAGGTATGATTCTGGCAGGAACGCCAGGGACAGGAAAGACACATATCGCATGGGGAATAGTTAATGAACTTCGAGACATGGAGGTTCCGGCAGCATTGATCCAGGCCTCTACAATGACCGGAGCCGTGAAAGACACGTACAGCAGGGACTCGGAGCATTCAGCCGAGCAGGTTGTTTCTACGTTCGCCGACATCGACCTACTTGTGATCGATGAGGTTGGTGTCCAGGTTCAGACCGACAGCGAGAAACGCATCTTCTTTGACATCATCAACAGGCGCTACGAGGATATGAAGCCGACCATCATCATCACCAACCTGACGATCCAGGAGACAGCGCAGTACATCGGCGAGAGGGTGATTGATCGGATGAGGGAGGGCGGTGGTGTCATATTTGCGATGGATTGGGAGAGTTTCAGAAAATAGGCTGCAACTGCGAGAGATGGATTTTGAGTCAATAAAAACGACAGGAAAATAAAAATGCTGAATAAAGTCATGCTCATCGGTAATCTCGGCAAGGATCCGGAGGTTCGCTACACCCAGGCCGGGACCGCGGTCGCCACCTTCACCGTCGCCACAACCGAGCGCTTCAAGGGGAAGGATGGCCAGATGCAGGACCAGACCGAATGGCACCGGATCGTGGCCTGGTCCCGCCTGGCTGAGATCTGCAGCGAATACCTGCACAAGGGGTCGAAGGTGTACATCGAAGGAAAACTGCAGACGCGGAAGTGGACCGACCAGAACGGCAACGAGAAATACAATACCGAGATCATCGCCCGGGAGATTAAGATGCTGTCCCCGCGGCAAGGTGATAGCGGGTCCTCCGGTGGCGGATATCAAGAGCCGCCTTTTCCCGATGCCCCTTCCGGTATGATGGGGACGGGTGAGGATGTGCCGTTTTGATCGAGCGGAGAAAATAATGGGAAAGGCGGAGAGAGAGAAAAAAAGGGCCACAACAATACCGGCGTATGCGGCGATGCTGACGGCGGCCCTGGAGACGGTCCCGGAGGCAAGGAAAACCGGTGAATTGGTGTTCCATATCAAATTCTCAGATGGTGGATTTTATGGGCACTCCCTGAGAATCACCGAGGATGTGAAGTTCAACGGGGCAGAGTGAGGAAGGGCCATGAACCGCATGATCTGGACGCATAGCGGAATGGAGGGCTGAAACGGGAGTGGCGGAACGGTAAACGCAGGGATTGACCCACACGCAAACGTCCTTTGAGGCGGTACCCGTTGGGGACGGTTAGAGCACCCGACATTGCACGGTTCGAGTCCGTGCCTCCCGTTTTTGTCTTCAACTTGATTTTGAAATATTTTTTCGCTTTATCTTCCGAATATTGCGGGCATTATTAACTGACTCCCGCAAATCCTTGCCAGGTTTGAAGAAAGGCAGCTTCTTCGGTTTTGCTATGACACTTTCTCTGGTTTTAGGATTTCTGCACTGATAAGACTCGTAGTGATTAATAGTGAAACTCCCAAATCCACGAATCTCAATATTCTCACCTTGGACCAGCGATGAGGTCATGGCATCTAAAATCGTTGCGATGATTCCCCTGGCATCGCTCGGTGTGATTTGCAGTTCATTTGATAGCGCGACGATTAAATCCGATTTTTTCATATCTGCCCCCCCGGGAGATTTCTGCTTAAATTTATTTATCAAAAATTTTTACGCCTCGAAAGCATCTAACATAAATAATTCATAGAGGAAATTAAAAATAAAGCCAGGCGCGGCACTGCCCCAGTCAGTACTGATCTTTCCCGCCGGCAGACTGTCCATCCCCCCCTCCGCCCCGATTGTTTGTCTTTGTAGAATTCTCGTTATCATAAATTCTGTATAAAGCTGTTTTTAATTTGATATAGGATTAAAATACTGTATTATTGTGTAAGTGCGCAGTTTGCACTACCGGAGCGAACGAGACCCCTAACCAGGGAATCTAGCCCAGTGTCCTCGAATCAAGAGGGTGCTGGGCTTTTTTTGTTTATGGAGACGTTGCGGAATGGCCGAGACTGAGCGGAAAAAGATTGATTGGGAGAAAGGGGAAAAACTTTTCCGCCTGGGCCAATTATCTGCGGCCGAAATAGGTAAACAGTTGGGGTGCCCGACCAGCACGATCACGCGGCACATGAGGAAGCATGGTGTTGTGCAGGACAAGAGAGATGAAGTCCTTCGCAGGACACAGGAAGCTATTGCAACGCAACGCAACGCGCAACGCAACGTTGCAGAGGTCACCGAGGAAGACATCGAAAATGCGGTAAACAGCAATGTTGCCCTGGTCATGTCTCATCGGCGGGACATCTCAAAACTGGTTGAAGTTGAGAACAAGCTTTTGGATGAACTGAACAGTGAGCCCACCAAACTATACATCACCCAATACCAAGGAAATATCGTCGAGAAGGTCGTCGGGTTGACTGTGACGGAAAAATCCTCCGCGTTGTTGAATATCGCATCTGTCCAGGCAAAGAGGATTGAAAAGCAGCGGCAGGCGTTCGGGATTGAAGACAAGGGGGGTGATAGTCTACCCACGGTGATGATCCACGACCCGGAAGTCGGCACCTACGTCGAAGGCTCGGCTCCCGATGACGACGCATAAATACTTATTCAAACCTACCGGGTCGGTCCTGCGGGCATATTACCGTGACCGTTCGCCGGTATCCATCATCACCGGGCCGCTTGGATCCGCAAAGACCACCACGACCTGTCATAAATGCCTGGCCCTGATGACTGAGCAGGCGCCGAACAGGCGCGGCATCCGGCCTACGCGCTGCATCGCGATCAGGAACACCTATGGCGAACTGTTGGGCACGACGGCCAAGGATTTCAGGGCAATTTTCGATGACCTCGGGGTGTGGAAAGAGGGGGGTAAGGAACCTCCCTCCTTCACGATGCGGTTCCGGCTGCCGGACAAAACCATTGTCCATCACGAGATGATGTTCATCGCCCTGGACCGGCCGCAGCATGTCAAGAAATTGCGAGGACATCAAGTGACGTGGTTCTGGCTGTCCGAGGTCAAGGAACTGTCCAAGGACATTGTCGACATGGCCGACATGAGGCATGGCCGATATCCATCGATGCTGCTCGGGGAAGTCCTGCCGAGCTATTCAGGGATGATCGGCGATACCAACCAATGCGACGAGGATCATTGGCTCTATGAGTTCCAGGAGGTTTTGAAACCAAAAGGCGAGCTGCCCGACTGGACGTTCTTCACTCAGCCGGGTGGGGTGATCAAGGTCAATGGGAAATGGCAGCTCAACCCGGCCGCGGAAAACCTCGAGGTGCTGCAGCGGCAAGCCCCCGGCTATTACGACAAGCGGATGCAGGGGAAAAGTGAGGATTGGATCAAGGTCAACCTCGGCAATCAATACGGATTCGTCATGGATGGCAAGCCTGTCCATCCCGAATACAACGACTCGATTCATTGTGTCGATGACGTGGACTGGCGGCCCGAATCCCCGATTGTGCTCGGGTTCGATTTCGGGCGGACCCCGGCCTGCGCCATCCTGCAGGAGATCGGCGACAGCTGGTATGTCCTGGATGAGTACTGCGCCACGCAGATGAGCGCCGCGAAGTTCGCCCCTGGCCTGCTCAATTATCTCAATCACAATTACCCCGGCGCCCATTACATCGGCTGGGGCGATCCGGCTGGGGCGAACAAAGGCGAGGTCGTGGAGCATTCGGCCATTGAGATGCTCAACCTCAGCGGAATCCCCTGCATGCCATGCGACACACAGGATCCGTTGCAGCGCCGGGCCGCCATCTCCGCCCCGCTCACCCAGCTCGCGATGAACGGCCGGCCGCGCCTGATGGTGTGCAAGAAGGCCAAGATGATCCGCAAGGGATTGGCGGGCAAGTTCTGTTATCGCCGCCTCCAGGTCGCCGGTGATGAGAAGTACATGGATGTCCCAGACAAGAATGAATGGTCCCACTCAGTCGAGGCGTGCGAATACGGCCTCCTCGGCGAAGGTGAAGGCCTCCAGGCGCTGATCGAAGAGAAGGCGACAAACACCTACACCAGTCGGCCAGCGTCACCCTATTAACCAGATGGAGAATACTATGCCGCCCAGGAAACAGACACCGACTTCATTGCCGAACACCAACCCCGACGCTGGCGCGAAAGTGGATGGTTCGGCTGCAGCTGCAGCCGAGACAGCCGCTGGTGCGTTGTCCGCCGACAATGCCAGTGAAACCACCACCGCGGATGTTGGCCTGGATGTTGAGGTCATCGCGGAACCCATCGAGATACAGCGCAATCCCAACTGGACAGTCGTCAAGGAGCTGTCGGACGATGAGTTCCAGGTCGAGGTGGCGAACATCGACGGGTTCCAGATGCGTAAATGCCTGCTGCGGTTCCGGGTCGCAGGGGTGCTTTCCCCGACGATCCAAGTCATGGAAGGAATCCGCTACCACGGTGAGAAAGGCTTCCAGAGCAGATAAAGCCTATGTCAACGATACAGCGGGCCAAGGCCAATCCGATACTCAGAACGTTGCTCAGTGACCTCGGCTCTCAGCCCCAGTGGCGAGGCGAGGCAGCGGTTGATATGGCGTGGCGGGATAATCGGCAGTGGACGAAAGAGCAGGTGGAGTACATCGAATCACTCGGCCTGAATCCGCTATATGTCAATCTCATCGCCCCGGCAATGGATGCGGTGACGGGATATGAGGCCAAGCACCGGGTTGACTGGATGATCACCGGTGCGGCAGAAGAGCATGAGGAGATGGCCGAGGCCATCAATCATCGTCTCAATGATGAGATGAGACTGGCCGACGCCAACTCCTCGTGTTCCGAGGCCTATGGTTCACAGGCCGGTGTCGGAATCGGCTGGGTGCATATCACCGGCAATCCCGATCCATTGGCGCCTGGAAAGCTCTTGGTTGAGGATATCCACCGCGATGAGATGTGGTGGGACATGCGGGCCAGATCGAACGATCTCCGCCGTGACTGCCGCTGGGTCGCACGGCGGAAGTTTTTTGACAAGGATGCCGCGAAGGTTTTCCTCGGGCCGAAACATCACGATCTGATCGAGTACACGTTCTCGGATTGGCGAAGTATCGATATCTCCGAGGAAGGTCCGTATGTCGATTGGTTCGCGGCGATGAACGAATACACCGATCCCATTGAACTGATCCTCGACAACAGCAGTGGCCGGCCGATGGTTGCGGTCTATGAGGTGTACTACAAGGTGGTCGAGCCCCGCGACCTGATTGCCACTGGCGACGGCGGCATGATGGAGTTCCGGAAAGACAACCCCATCCACATCGAGGCCCTGGCCTCCGGGTATGGAATCCTCCATGCCAAGGTGCCGATTCACGTCTGCCGGGTCGCCTGGTTCGTCGGGCCACATCAGATCTGGGACGGTCCCAGCCCCGAGCCGCACAACTATTTCCCTTATGTGCCGTTCTTTGGAATCCGCGAAGACGGCAACAACTGTCCGGTTGGGTTGATTCGCCGGATGCGCGGCCCGCAAGAGGAATACAACCGGGCGGCGGTCGAGATCCAGCGCATTCTCAGGTCGAGAAGGATCGAGAAGGACCATGATGCCCTGCACGGCATGAGCGACGCTCAGGCCATTTTCGAGATCAACCGCACCGATGGCGTGATCAACAAGAAGCACGGCAGGAGTTTCGAGGTTGTCCGGGAGTGGGAGAAGATCGCCGTGCTGGAGGGGATTTGCACACGGGCGCGAGAGGAGATCAACGCCGCTTCCGGGATCTACCAGACATTCCAAGGCCAGACCGAATCAAGCCAAAGCGGCGTAGCTGTCGAGTCGATCGCCGAACTCGGCGCCCAGTCGCTGGGGAAGATCAATGCGAACTACCAACTATCCCGCAAATGCGTGGGCGATATTGCATTTGCCCACGTTGTGACCGATATCGGCCAGCGCAAGATCATGGTGAACATCCCGCAGGAGATCGGCCAACAGCGGAAGCAGGTCGTACTGAATGACGGACCGAATAACCGGGTCTCATTGCTTCGCGCCCAGGTGGCTATCCAGGATATCCACACCTCGGCCGGTTACAAGCAACACACCCACATGCGCCTGACCAATATCATGCAGAACATCCCCGATGAGTTCAAAGGGGCGCTGTTGCCGTTCTGGCTGGAATCGTCCGAGATGCCGAAGAAGGATCAGGCCATCAAGATGATCAACAAGATGCTCGGCTACGAGTCGGATGAATCCCTGCGCGAGCAGAAAGAGGCCGCACAGGCCCAGGCCGCCGAAGAACAAAGGTTGATGGAGAAACAAAAGCTCGACGCCGAGATCGAGGATACCCGGGCCTCGGCACGACAGAAGGACGCCCAGGCCAACAATGCCACAGCCGACGCACTGAAGAAGCGAATCGAGACTGCTCAACTCATCCGGCAATTCAAGGCTGGGGGGAGCATGGCAGCCCAGACTACAGGAAAGAATCAAGCCGGGGAAAAGCCCGGCAGGAACAACGGAGGGGCGTCGTCTGATCAGCGGCGTGCTCTCCCCCCTGGCGCATCAGGGGCAGCGTTACCACCGGCGGGTCATGCAGCGGTCCCGTCTCTCCCCGGCAGAGGGATGGAAACTCTGCCTCGTGAGGCGCTTACACCGTAAAAACGCACAGGAGAATGGTATGGCAGAAATCGATGAAATCAGGGAGATGACCCCGGAGCAGATGCAGGCGCTGGAGGACAAGATGGTGGCTGACGAGGCCGTGGCCGCGGTAGGAGCCGAGACACCGAAAGGAGCCGAGACACCGAAAGAGCCGCCGGCGGAAACGCCACCTGAAGAGGACCTGACGAAGCACATCGCTCCGCCGTCGAAATGGGCGGCGGAGCGTCATGCAAAGCGGGAACTTCAGCGGCAGCTGGAAGAGACCAAGGCCAAGGCCGAAAAAGCCGAGGTACTGGAAACCGAGGTTGGCCAGCTCAAGACCGAGCTTGAACAGATCAAAGCCGCGATACAGGACAAGGGGATCATTTCCAAGTCGTTCGATCCGGCGGCGGCGTTCACGGACGAGAAGATTGAGGAAATCAGGAATGAGTTCGGCGATGAACTGGCCGATATGCTCAAGGCAACATCCGAGATCCTCAAGGCCAGCAGCACCAAACCGGAAGTCCCTGCGGTTGCTCAGCCAGAGGCCAATCCAACGGTTGATCCCGACCTGTTGAAGGCAATCGACAGCAACGATGAGCTGTCATACTGGCGCGAAAACAGTCCCGCATTGTGGGCCAGGGCGGTGGCCAAGGATGATGAACTCCTCGCCGTCCCTGAATACGCGCAACTCTCCTACCCCGAACGGTTCGCCAAGGTGGTCGAACTGGTGAAAAACGAGGTCATGGAGGGGGCCAAGAGGCAAGACGAGACGGCGGCGGAAATACCGTCATCGCTCACCGGTGCGCCTGGAGTCCCCTCGCAATCCACAGGAACCAATGCCCTCGATCGAATGCTCGCCATCGACGATTCAAAGGCACAGATGAAGTTTTACAACTCTCTGCCCGAGAAGCAGCGTGACGAAATCGACAGGGCGCTCAATATCTAGGTGACATATGGCGGATTCAAAACAGTATTTAGCCGACAAGATCATATTCTCGGAGTGCCACAAGCAGCACTCTCTCCCCAATCTCCTCACCGCTTCCGCGCCCTCTCTCATCGAGGCCAGGGACGGCAAGGTGCAAACTCCACCGACCGCGCCGGTCGTGCAGATCAATGACCTGACCGCCACCCATGGCAATCGGGTGTCGGTGACCATTATCCACGACCTGTCCGGCAAGCCGTCGATCGGCATCGAGAATCGCGATGGTTTTGAAGAGGATGTCTCCACCGCCCGCTTTGAGATGCGGATCGATCAGTGCCACAAGTCCGTCAAGGTGCCGCTGATGATCGAGCAACAGAAGGTCGGCTACAACCTCAAGAAGCTCGGCCGGCCGCTGCTGACCAAGTATCACGGTAACCTGACCGATGAGGTCTGCGTCAACCATTTCGCCGGGGCGCGGGGGACCTATGTGTCGTCCGACCGGATCCTGCCGCTGGCGAGTGATCCTGACTATGCCAAAATCATGGTCAATCCGGTCAAGGCGCCGACCTTTGACCGCAAGTTCTACTGCGGTGCCGCCTCATCGATCAGCGGCGCCGATGGCCTCACGGCGATTACCGCCAACGATACCTTCGGCGTTGATGACTGCCGGAAATTCAAGGAGGCCATCGAGCTGATGCCGCACCCGCTGCAGCCGGTCAGCTTGGGCGCTACGGACACCGAGCCGGGAACGGACCCGATGTACATTGCCTTCATCACACCGAAGATGTGGAGCAATTACGAGTCGAGTTCCACCACCTTCCAGCAGCAGGTTGCCAATGCGCTCAAGCGGACCTCGGGGTTCAACCACCCGCTGTTCAAGGGCGAGATGTTCATGAAGGATAACATCCTGTTCAAGCGCTACAACAAGCCGATTGGCTGGCAGGCAGGCGATACCGTTGTTGTCTCTGCCAACGACGATCCGGCCACCGAGGCGAATCAGATCGTCCCCGCAGGCGTGACGGTTGAGCGCGGCATCATCCTTGGCGGGCAGGCCCTGGCCATGGCGTATGGATCGGTTCTGCCGGGCGGGTTCGGCAACTTCCTGATGGACGGGGAACTGTTCAACCAGAAGGCCTGGTGGCGACAGTGGATGGACTGGATCATGGGCCTGGCCAAGATCCGGTTTGCCGATTCTGCCGGCCGGATAAACGATTACGGTGTCTGTGCGTTTGACGCGGCCGTTGTCTAAGCGATGAGACGAGGGGTTCCGGCCCCTCGTCACCTGTTTAATCATTGGAGGTTTTATTTATGCCTACTATCGAAGCTGCAACTTACAAAGAGCTTTCCCATGAGTCTCATGTGGGAAACGTCAGCAAAATCATCATGGACTACACCCTGACCGGCGCAGAAGCGAACGGGACCGTGGTGAAACTCCGCAAGAGAAACGAGTTCCACACCTATCTGTCGATGCGGATTATCGCCGATGCCGGATGCAACGCCGGTACGGATATCCATGTCGGGTATCTGGATCGTGAAGAGGATGGAACCGACGACACCGATTTCTTCGTGGCCACAGCAGATATCGTTGCCTCGCAGGATATCCAGGCATTTATCCTGCCGAAGCAACTCGCCAAAAAGCACGATATCGTCCTGGTCATCAACGACAACAACGTCGCGAACGCCGGGAAGAAAATCAAGATCATCGCCGAGTCCATTATCACCTCGGGCTGATCTATCCAGTAAATCACAACAGCGCACGGTCTTTCGGGGCCGTGCGCTTTGGATAATGACATGAACGCTGACGAACTGATCGAGCAGGTAATCGATATCGTGAACATGCCGCCATACGATTCGGCTGATGCGGTCCTGCCATTCATCAATGGCGCTAACCGGAGAATTGCCGATGCCTTGCTGCTTCCCGATCTGAAGGACGGCTTCGCCGCGGTCCTGACGACCGTTGGAGGAATGGAAATCGACCTGCCCTTGGAATACCACAAGAACCTGTTCATGGCCCGGGTCGCCGGGGCCGATGTCGATATCTTCACGGATGTTGTCTCCATGTCCCGGATCCGCGGTGGGATCAGCCTCGATACCGGTGACGTGTCGGCGGTGGCGACGAAACGCGGGGCCATGATCTATCAGGCTGTCCCATTGGCTGCGACAACGATTGAGCTGTATTTTTACCGCCTGCCGGTTGCGATGGTTGAAGGGGGCTACCCGGACGGCGCCAACGGTAATGACGATTTCGATTGGGCGATTATCCACGGGGCCTGTGAGAAGATTTTTGCCCGGATCGAAGACGGCATGGAAGGCAGCAAGGTAAACACCGCCTATCACCACGAGATGTTCGGCGAGAAGGTGGGCCTCCTTGATACCTACTGCGTGCAACAGGGCATTGAACATCCGAATCGTCCATCGACGCGGTTGAGTTGGTTGGGGGTTCGGTAATGGAACCTGTGCGGATATTCGGTGGCACGTCCGGGGTCAACAATATCGTTGATCCGGTACGACTCCGAACCAACGGCGATACCGGATTGTCGGAGCTGGCCGAGGCGGTCAATGTCCTGATCGACCAGGCCGGCATGCCCTACCGGCGGCCGGGGCAATCCTTGATCTCAGCCGGGAATTTTCATTCGCTGTTCTGTGATGGGGGCGATTGTTTTGTCGTTCTGGATATCCCTGAGTACTCGACCATCTACAAACTCGGCACCGACAAAGTTCTCACCAGTGTTCAGCCGGGGCTGGCGACAAGCAGGCGGTATGGATGGCAGCAGGTCGGCGCAAAAACCTACTGGAGCAATGGGGTTCAGAAAGGGGTCATTGTCGGTGGGGTGTCTCAGGATTGGTCTGCCCAGACCTATGCCGGCCCGCCGACCACAAGGAATTTCTCTGGCCCACCGGTCGGGACACGCCTTGCCCTGTATGCCAGCCGGATGTTCGTCGTCAACGGGCGTATCGTCTCGAAATCTGAACCGCTCGGGTATGGGCTATACGATCGAGCAAGGATGAGGCTGCGCTTTTCCAGCGATGTGAAACTTTTTAAGCCGGTTGCCGGTGGCGTCTTTGCTTCCGACAGCAAGCGCACCTATTTCCTCGAAGGTAACCCTGACGATTTCCTACGCACCAAGATCCTTGACTGTCCGGCCCATGAGTATTCGGAGGCTGCCGGGTACATCGACGGCAAGGAGTTTGGTCTGCAGGATGCCGGACTCTGCGCCGTCTGGTCGTGCGATGAGGGGTTGTGTATCGGCACATCGACCGGGCAGCTGTTCGTCATCACCGAGAACAAACTCGCCTATCCTTCCGGGACCACCGGGGCCAGCCTGATTTACGACAGCACCATCATCAACACGGTCGACGCGGATAAGTGTGTTGCCACCAACCTGATCGGGTCCGCTTCATCCCATCTCACTGGGTTTGAATTCAATTCCTTTGCCAATTTCAACGGTTCATGGTTCGCGGCCGGAGCCACCGGATTGTATGAACTGACCGGCGACACCGACAACGGATCGGTCATTTCCGCCCATATCACGACAGGCGCAACAGACATGGGGGCGCACCAAACCAAACCCCTATGCTATGTGTATCTGGGGATTTCGACGGCTGGAAAGGTAAAGGTTACAACAACAGCCGACAAACAGAACGGGGAAACGATAGTCATCACGCCGAAAAAGACCGGGGCGCAGCGCGTTTGCTCGCGTCGGTGTGATCGGCGCATCAAGGGTAGATACTGGTCGTTCAGGGTTGAGAACGTGCTCGGGGCTGACCTATCTATCTACGAGATTGAGGCGTTGCCGGTAGTCCTTCACAGCGGAAGATATTAGGACACAGGAAGGAGAAAAGCATGGAATGCAAACATTGCGGTGGATTGATAATGGAACCAGGCGTCTCCTACTGTTACAGCGGGCCAATTTGCACATGCTGTCCAACTTGCCACCCACAGTCACCGCCACAGTCACCGCCACAATCACGCCCGTGTGGTTGGACGTGTCCAAAATGTAACAGGTCATTTTCCCCTCACGTCTTCGAATGCACGTACTGTAACAAAGAAATAGGAGAATAGGATCATGGCCGATTTCGTTTCCCAGGCAGGCATAACCGTTCCAACCACAGTCGTTACCCCCAATCTCCCGGAGATCCACGACCCCAACCCGGCTGTCAGCCCGACCGGGACATACACGCTGGTCTCGACAAAGATCGCCGAGACCATGCAGCTGGCGCAAGACTGGATGGTCAGGCTGGTTGGGGCTGATGGGCAATCCGGTTATATGGGGGTGCTGAACTCTCTCATCACAACCTATTCCAATCCGACCCTTGAAGAGCTGTCTGTTGTCCTGGCCACGACCGCCGTCAATATCCCATCACGACCGCTTCCCACCAGCCTTGCGTCGCTGATCACCGATTTCGGGTCGTTTACCACCCCCGCACCGACGATGCAGGCCCTGCCTGCCATAGATACGACGCTTCTGACTCCGGGAGACGCTCCTGTTGCGCCCACCAATATCGCGGTCAACTGGTCCGAGACAGCGCTCCCGACCGCCGTCTATACACCGTTGCTGGCCAAGATCCTGGCGATGATGGCTGACGCCGCGACCGGTCTTGATCCGGTGGTCGAGCAGGAGATCTATGACCGGGCCGTCGCCCGTAATCTCACCACCAACGACAAGGCATACCGCGAGGTAGAGACCTATTTATCGGCCCGCGGTTGGGATGATGAGCCGCAGGATGCGCTTGCAGGTCGATTGCTCGAAGTGTCTGCCGAGATCGCCAGGAACGAGACGGATCTGACCGGCAAGATCATGATCGAGCGGGCCGACCTGACCCAGAAAAACGTCCAGTTCATCGTCCAGCAGGCCACTGAATTCGAGAAGATGCTGAGGGCGACAAGGGACGGCGAGTCGCAGCGGGCACTTGATTTTGCCAAGATCGTCGCTGAGATCGCCCTCCAGTTATTCGCCGAGCAACTCAAGGGATACGTCGCCACCCTCGAGGCGAAGAAAGCATATATCGAGGCCCAACTCGCAGTGTTGCGGGGTGTCATTGAGAACAACAAGGGGTTGATCGATATCTACAACGGTCAGTCTGCGGCATTCAAGACCGGTGTCGAGGCAAAGACCAGTATCAACGACTCGATCATCAAGGGGTATGCGGCGGAGATAACCGGGTACGAGGCGGAGACCAAGGCGTTGACGGCCAGCCAGATGGCCCTGGTCGAGGACAACAAGGCCAGGATCGAGAAAGCGGACCTCGAGCTGCGTCTGATGATCGCCAAGATCGACGCTGCTATCCGGGCCTACATAGCAGAGTCGAGCCTGAAGGAGAAGGTCAGCAACGACATGGCGCAGATTGCGGCGAACTCGGTGACCGGTGCCCTGAATGCGGTCAGCACCAATGCGTCCCTCGGGTATAGCGGATCGGAAAGTCGGTCGGAGAGCTTCAGCAAGAGCGAGTCGATCAACGAGTCGCATGGTTTCAGCTCGAGCATCAACGAGTCGCACGATTTCATCCACAACCCGACGGCCTGATGAACGTCCCTCCGCGAGTGACATATTCCGGCGACACCTTCGCCGGCAAGCGGTTCCGGAAAGAGGCCCTGGTCCAGCTCGGGATATTGCGCGAACAGATGAGATGGTTGATTCGAAAGGTCGGGTCCAGAAGGGTTCCCCCATATCCAGGGGTGCTTATCGAGGCACGGATCGCCGGAAATCAAGAGGGCGTCAATGTCCATGTCGATACTGGTTATGCTGGCATTGGCAAGAGAGCGCCGTTGGTGGATGAAATCCTCGACTGGTACTGGTATGCCCTCTGCGTCTCGATCGAGCCCGATCCCGATCCGGTCACCGGGGCGCCGGTGTTCATTTCCGGCGGCGGCGGACTGTCGGACGTCGATGTCGATGCCCTCGGCAATGTCTACGTCGTCGGCTATTCCCGAACCATGGACTTCACCGACGTCAACGCCGAGCTGTCGAACGAGGCTGTATCCATCAAGTATGACCGCGACGGGAAATTCGTTCGGCGCCGAGTGCTGGTCGGCGGGGCCCTGTCCGGCGTCAACAAGAACGAATCCGGCACCGGCATTGCCATCGATCCGACCACATCAGGGATCTACATCACCGCCGATGTCTACCGCTACCGGGAAGACAACTGTTATGACGCCGGTCTGATCAAATACGATGCCGCTGGAACGATCTTGTGGAAACGGCGGTTCTCACTTGGCGCCACCGGAATCGACGACCTGTTCGGCTGGGGGGCCGACACCGACCCGGCAGGTAATGTGGTGGCAGTCGGCCTGGCCAACGTCTACGACGTGGTCGAGCCCTGGTTCCTGAACAATCCTTATGGCCTTCTCTATGCCTACGGATGGCTCATATCTTTCCAGCCTGACGGGACGTTGAACTGGGCCAGGCAGATCGGGGATACCCTGCCTGATTCTAATGGCCACCCGACCGTTTACAACTCGGTTTTCCTCTATGATGTTGCCACGCCAGGGGATGTCATTGCCTGCGGCACCCTCCAGGAGGATGTCGTTGGCTACCTTTTCCCCGTGGGGATGGTGGTCAAGCTCAACAGCAGCGGAGTGCTGCAGTGGCACCGGGAGATTGAAGGGAAGTTCAAGAGGGCGGACGGAACCTACGGCTTCTACGCACCAGATTTTGGACTCAGGGTACGGGGTTGCTCGGTTGACAGTGACGGCAGTATCTACTGCGTTTCGATCGCCCGGATCACCGTCGCCACCAACGACGGCTGGTTCCATTTTCACGTTTCCAAGATATCGGCGGCTGGCGTTCTGGTTTGGCAGCGGTATTTCGAGGTCCAGTACCATTCCGATTCCGATGCCGCCCAGGCGGGGGCCCAGATTGATGTCGGACCAAGCGGGGTCTATGTCATCGTGCCGATGTTCCCCAACAGCGGGGCGACCCCTGCGGTCCCTTGGGGCGGCTTTATCCTCAAGTTCCAGAAAACTGATTCCACCGATCCGACAGGCCCGTTAGCAGGCGACCTGTTGTGGCAACGGCAGTTGACCATCAACTTGCCGCAACCGGAGTTCACCAGCTACTCCGGGGTGCTCCCTTATGCTATCAGGGTGGCCGGGGCCGAGCTGTACCTTGCCGCTGCGGTCGTGTCGAACGTGTCGCCGATGACGATCAAACTGCCGGCAAATATCCCAGTCGGCAATCACCAGGGCCTGGTCTTCACCGCTTCGACTCTGCCGATCTACTCCGATCCGAGCAATATCCCGGTACATGAGGACGCGGGGACAGGAGAGACGACACCAGGATATGAATTCGTCTTCCATGATACTGGCGTCACCCTCAACACAAAAGCCAGCACCATCACGATATCGACCCCGGCTGAGGTCGATTATGTCTCGCCGTCGTGGACCCAGACCAGAAAAATACTGAAACACAGTAGAACGTCATCAAAGGAGGCCTCGTAATGGCAAGATTGGACGAGCGCAGGCGACAACCGTATAACCCGTATGCCCCGGGAACGCCGACCGCGGCAGCACAAAGCAGGATGAATGATGCTGCCGGCAGACTGGCCGGAGGCGCGGTTCAGGGCGCAAGGAACATCGGCGGGGCCCTTCTCAACTCCGCGAGGGACATCTCCGTCAACAACCTGGGCGGCAAATACACCGGGGCGGCCCTGCAGGCGATGACCGCGCCGCTGGTCCGGGACAGGGCGAAGAATCAGACGGCGCTCGACCGGGCGGCCGGGTTGCGTTTGGTCGGCGGATCCGTGTCGGCCAACGAGAACATCGCGAACCCGCCGACCGCCATGGCACCCCAACGGCCGCGGCCGGCGGCGGTGCCGCAGATTCCTTCGGCGGAGCCTGCCATGCAACGGGATGGGATACAGTCGGCCAGCCTGACCCCGGATGAACAGTCATCATTCGTCAACGCGACCGTCGATGCCAATCAGAGATTGACGGAATCGCGTGCCGCTCAGCCATCGGCTCAATCTATGGGCCCGGGATCGGGATGGATCCGCAACGAATCGACTGGTGAGGTCGCCACGATGGGCAGCGACGGCAATATATCCCTGCGCGATGCCAGCGGCAACCGGATCGATAGGGCAACCGGCAGGCTCGGCCAGTCAGCGCCGCAACAGGCCGGGAATGGGACTCAGCGGGTCGGCAACATGGATGTCACCTTCGCCCCGGAAACCACCGCCGAGCAGCGACAGGCCTTCCTGACCAACCCGGTCAAACCTGAAGGACAGATGATCCAGTACAACAATCGCGCCCTGGCCGAGGCCGATCGGCAGGAAGTCCTACAGAGCAAGAAACAGGCGCAGGGACCGCAGTTATATACCCTGGAGAACTCGCCGGATATGGGGTGGAGGGAGCGGAAGGACTACAACGAGAGGTTGCTTGGCAACCAAGGCAACCTCGAAAATACCAGAATTTCCGGCCAGCAGAACCTTGAGCTTGAAGGGGCGCGGAGCGAGAACGACCTGTCCAACAGCAGGTTGCTCGGCGAGGACACCCGCAACTCCGCTCAGATGCGGAGTGCCAACATGGAAACCAGCCTCAAGCAGATGGAGATCGACCAGGCTAAGAACGTGATGGCGCTGCAATCTCAGCTTGACGACCCCAACTTGAGCACAGAAAAGCGGAAGCAGATCGAGAACCGGCTCTACGCCATCCAGGGCAAGCCGCAGCAGAAGTACCAGATCACGACGCGCAAGATAACCGACCCGGTCACCGGGGCCGTCACAGAGACGCCATATGCGGTAGACCCGAACGATCCGGCAAATTCTGTTGAGATCGGCGCGACAGGGGGAAGAGCAGAGATGCTTCCACTAGATCCGGCACGGCGGAAAGTTGGGAAGATATATTCCCACTCCAACGGGAAGTATTACCAGTGGGACGGCAAGGGGCTGAGGGAAATCAACGGCAACCGATGAGACAATACTGAATGAGCGATTACATCTCAGAGAAAGACCTGTTTGGGGAGAAACCGGCCGATTACGTTTCCGAGAACCAGGTATTCGGGCCCCCAAAGCGCACACTTGGCAGCGTCGCAAAAGACACCGGCGTATCGGTCATGAAAGGACTGGCCGGCGCCGGCGAGGCTGTTGTCGGTCTGGCTGATATCCCCACCGGCGGCCGGGTAGGCAAGGCACTTGATTCCATCGGCATGAATACGAAGGTTGCGCGGGAATATTGGGACGACCAGTATTCACCGGCCCAGCAGGAAGCCAACCGCAATGTCGAGCAGGCCGAAGGGTTTGTGCCGACCGTCAAGTCATACCTCGATAACCCGAGCACTATCTGGCATCAGGGTGTCGAGCAACTTCCGGCGATGGCTCTTGGCGGCGCCGGTGGCGCGGCACTGAAGGCAGGGGCAACAAAGCTCATTCCATCTATCACCGCCAAGGTTGCGCCGCAGACACTGGGGGTTGTTGCCGGCGCCGCGGGCGAGGGTTTGATCTCCGCCGGGCAAAGTGAGGAACAGATCCGCCAGCAGAGCAAGGAAGGCACCACCACGATGAAGCAGGGCCTCATGGCGGCCGGGTCCGGGCTCGGCACTTCCATCTTCGGATTTGTCGGCGGCCGTCTCGCTCAGAAGCTCAACATTGTAGACCCTGACACCCTTGCCGCCACACTTTCAACCGGGGCGAAGAAGAAGAGCGCCAAGGACGTTGCCAAGGCGATCATCGGTGGCGGTATCTCCGAGTCCGTGTTCGAGGAAATGCCTCAGTCCATCCAGGAACAGATTTGGCAGAATGCCGCGACCGACCGGCCGTTGATGGAAGGGACCGGTACGGCGGCCGGAGCCGGTGGCGTCCTCGGCTTTGCGATGGGCGCTGGCGCGAACCTCCTTCCCGGCGATACTGCAACTCAATCGGAGATCCAGCCCGGGCAAACTGTTCCTCAACAAGATCTTGCCGCCGATCCAGATTTCGAGCAGGCGGTTGCCGGGATGGAGCCGGGCCCTGGCTTAGCTGCCAGCGATGTCGACGCTGACTTGATGCAGGAGCCTGGAGAGTTTGCCACCCAAGAACAAGGCGCCGGAGTTGTGCCGGAACCACTTGTCAACGCCGTATCCGGCCAGCCGGTGCAGCAGGGCCAGAGCGCCGATCCGCTGGAAAACGAGGTGAACGCCCTGCTCAACGAAAGCCTCAACGAAGAAGCTGTAGAGCCTGTCGGGGGCGTGTCGGGGTTGGGACAAAAGAGCCTGGAGATTTTAGGTCCTCCGTCCACCGCCATGCAGTATGCTGGGACGTTCATCGGCAACCAACCGACCGAGGCTATGGCCAGGGCTGAAGAAATAGAAAAACGAAGGGAGGATTCGATTGCAGCGTTCTCCTCTGGGGAGATGGAATTAAGAGACCTGTTGAATCAGTGGGCAGACGATGCGATTGCATTGGCTCAGATCGAGGAGCAACGCGGGATAAGGAACAAGAGACCTGCGCTTCCTCCAGGGCAGGGGTTTGAGTTGCTTTCAGATGAGGAGGCGAGAGATAGACGCGGCGACACCCTGATGGACCAGTGGGCAGACGACGCAGTGTCCCTGTCCCAGCGAGAGGAACAAAAGGGGATCAAGTCATCGGTAAAGCAATTGCCGCTGCAGGAAGGCGTGTTTGAAATGGTTTCGCCGGCAGAATCGGCAAAGAGGCGTATTGCGGCCAATCCCGACGCCATGTTGCCGAAGGATATTGCTCCGGCCGAATCCATCCCCAACGTTGAGCGACACGAGGTAATCGACAATCCGGATTCGGTGGCCCACGGCCAGGAGGTCAACACCCAGCCGAGCGAGGCCCAGAAGGACGCGGGAAACTATAAGAAATCTCATGTGAACCTGGACGGGATGGATATCTCCATCGAGAACCCGGCCGGTTCGTTCCGGTCTGGGACGGATCCAGACGGCAAGGCGTGGCAGACCGAGATGAAGACCGATTACGGTTACATCAAGGGCTCGAAGGGTTACGACAAGGACCATGTTGACATCATGATTGCCCGCGGATACCAGGGCGGGGCGCAGGATGTCTTTGTCGTCAACCAGCACAAAAAGGACGGCTCCTTCGATGAGCACAAGGCTGTTATCGGTGCCAGTGACGAGGCCGAGGCCATGGCGCTTTACAACAGCAACTATGAGCCCGGCTGGGACGGTGGCAAGTCAGTGGCCAGGATGTCCATTGATAATTTCAGGGATTGGGCGATGTCCAAGGGCCCCGAACGCGGCCCGGTTGTGACTCAGGAAAACCTTTCCGATGAGACGCAACAGAACAGCGCCCCCTCCGCCTCTACCGCTGGGTCTCCATCCGAGAACGACGCTGCGGCACGCGCACCGCAGGGGGCCACTTCACCGAGCATAGAGCCGAGCATAGAGACGTTCAAGATCGGAGATCATGTTGAACCGGTTCGGGATAAAGATGTGCTGAAACCTGGCCGGGTGGGGCATATCCAAACGATCGACGGAGAGCAATACATCCAGCTGGATGGCTCAGGCCAGCACTTCAACGCCAAGGATTACCGCAAGGTTGAGGCGTCGCAGTCGGAAACTACGGATGACCAGCCAGACACCGAGAAGGATAGCAAGAAGATCAAGGCCGCGCAATCCGAGCGCACCAATGCCGCCATGGTCTGGCTGCAACTGAATGAACCTGCCATGGCGATGGCTGAGTTGAAAGACAAGCCTGGCTATATCTCCATCGCCGAATCTGAACTTGCCGGATGGCTGTCACAGACCAAGGAGCAGGCCGACAAGTCGAACGATAAGATCCTGGCAGCGGCAATTGATTACCTGCTGGTGGACGGCAAGGTGACGCTCCCCGCGAAGTTCTTCGAGGACGCCTACAAGTCCGCCATTGCCAAGGTCAAGCAGGAAGGTATCGACCGGGCTATTCGTAGAGCAGCCGAGCAACTGGAGGAGAGTTTGCAGGGCAAAGGTCTCTCCGGTGACGCCGCCGACAATTTCCGCGAAGGCTGGAATCATGCCATTTCCGGCAAGTCCCGCTCATCGCTGCGATTGAATGACGACATCACCGCCGGCTACGACGCGGCCAGGGAATTTCTCAAGACGCCACAGGGCAAGAACATATTCAAGAAGGAACAAAAGAAAAAACTGGAAGGGACCGGTGTCGACCTGACCAGGGTCATGGACAAGAAGCGGGCCGATATCAACGCCACGGAGAGCACCGAGGCTATCGTCAAGAAATTGATGGCCGCGACCAACCGGGCCAGCCTGTTCAAGGGGATCGCCAGCGAGGATGCAACGCCAGGGGCGCAAAAGCTCGTTTCCCTGTTCCGTGATTATTTCTACACCTTCGGGGATTACCTGCGCAGACCACGCCACCTTCTCGGGCGGACATACGGCGAATACCTGGGGAGAAAGGCCGGCAACGAGGATGTGATCAAGGCATATTTGGACCTGCGCATCCACCGCTACGACGAACAAGCTGGCAAGACGATTGAGAACGAGACGAAGGAAGAGCGTGTTGAACTTCTCAAGAACCACGCCGAGGACTACACCACCGCTATCTTGGAAATCACTTCCAAGGTCCGCGGTGAGAATGTCAAGGATCTGGCGATTGCTATCACTGACGCGATTGTCAGTCCTGATCAACGCCGTGTCAACAGCAAGGGGTCGAGCTGGATTGATCCATCGTGGGGAGCCGATAAATATTTCGTTCATACCGCCTCAGCTCTTATTGACTCAACTTCCGAGTTCGGCCGATATTACCTGGTCCGTGTTGACGGTGAAGGGAATATCGTTAATGCCGGTTCCCAGATTAAGCAACTCCTCGAGCTCGAGACCAGCGAATCGCTCAAGCGAAAATCCGGCACCCCGCTGATGCCTCCAAAATTCGATCGCGTCACCAGGAAGGGAGGAAAGGATTACCGCAAGGGCCGCAACATCACCCCGGAGGAATTCAAGAAGACATTCGGGTTTGTCGATATTGGCTTTGGTGACTACGTGGCGGCACAGGAGGACCAGGACCACCTGAACTATGCCTATGACGCCTTCATGGACTTGGCCGATATCCTTGGCATGCCTCCAAAGGCCATGTCGATTGCTGGACGGCTCTACTTCTCCATCGGCAATCTCGGGCACGGCAAGGCGTCGGCGCATTACAATTCCGCTCACCCGCACCCGACACAGGGGACCGTTCCTGTCATCAACGTAACCAATACCCGCGGCGACGGGACCGTTTCGCACGAGTGGGCGCACGCCCTTGATCTGACCACCAGGAACATGCGCCTGGCGTTCTCTGCCGTTCGCGGGGCGCTTATGAATACCATGGATTGGCAGCAGGTCAACCGCCTGGTCACCGACATGCTGAAAGGCACGTCGTACTGGAAGGGCGATGGAAAGACTGCTACCAAGCAGGAACGAATCGACAATGCCATGCGTGTCTATGACTACTACGCCCGCAAGCAAACCAGGACGAAGTTTTTCAAGGACGCACTGGCCCTCGATGGCGTGAAGACGAGCACGGCGAACGCCTATTGGTCCAACGAGAAGGAGATCCTTGCCCGGGCTTTCGAGGCGTGGGTATCTGACAAGTTGGATTCGCTTGGCCGCAAGAACACCTACCTGGTCAATCCCGAGTGGGTTGGAGATGGCAAGGTGACTCCCGAGAAAGGACACCGAGGTACGCCGTACCCGACCGGTGACGAGCGCAAGCTGTTCAACAGGTTTTTCGATGCCATGGTTGAATCGCTGGTTGTGGACAAGGACACCGGCGAGGTGACGATCAACGAGGAGTTGTTCCGCAAGAAGGCCCCCGAAATTGCCGCAGAGAACCGCAAGAAGTGGGACGCCATTGTCGCGCAGTTGCCGCAGATGGCCGACGAGATTGAGCGTGATATGATGGCCCAAAAGCGGGAAGAAACTACCCGGCGCGAGACGGCCAAGTCCATGAAGGTGGGTGACATCGTTGAGCCCCGGGAAAACGCCGAGGCGCTTTCCAATCGGATGAAAGTGACCTTCCCGGCGACGGTTGTCGGCACGGAAGGTGATGCAGGTGAGTATTGGCGTAGGGTTAATGTGCTCGACAATTCCGGCGCCGAGGTTTTGTTCTATGCCAGGGACATGCGCATTATCACCCCCGCCGAAGAGGTGGCCAAGGTTACCGACACCGCCGATCTGCCGGCAGAGGCCACGGCGACGACCTCGAGCAAACTGTCCGACGCCGACCTTGAGGACATCTTCAACGAGGCATTGAACGAGGTCCAGGAATCGACTCAGGAATTGCCGGACGAACCGCCCCCGGGCGCCGACATCGCCGCCGACCTCAAGGTTGGCATGTGGACCCGCGAGGATATCCAAGAGATCCGCGACATGATAGCTGACGGCAAGATCATCATGGTCGGCGACAAGGACCTTGGGATACCAACTATTCACGATTGGCCGAGCGACAAGACCAAGCACCATGGGTTCGGCGCCTTCACTACCGAAACCGACGAGTATCAAGCCGATTGGGACGGTGGCGGGATGATGGAGAAGACCGTCGGAGGGCGGTCATTTACCCGCGTCGGTGTTCGCCGAGGGACCATTACCTTCTACGACAATAAGGCGATAATTGCCCACCTCGATGGGTTGTTGGGGGTGAAGAGGGAAGAGACGGTTGAGGGAGCGCAGCCGAAAAAGGCCGCGCCGCCCTCCACCACCCCACCGTCCCTCGACACTGAGCAGCAGAAGACCGTCAAAAAACTCGCTGCCGAGGCGCTGAAACTTGGGGTTGAGGGTATCGACGAAGCGATGACCGGGCTGGTCAAACTCTTCGGTGGCGGAAAATCCACCCTGATGTCCTTCCCGGCTGGATTCGATGAAGACACCTACCGCCAGGCCAAGCCGCACTTCTCCGAGGCGTTGAAGAAGTTCCAGGCAGCCGGCCAGTCCCTCAAGGATCTTTTTGTCTTCCTGATCAAGAACTTTGGCGCCGGGATCAAGCCCTATGCGCTGCGCTTTGCCAAGGACGAGGGGCTCACCCGCGAGCTTGGGGAGAAGGCCTCGGCCAGCAAGCAGGTGGCGGAGTTTATCGCAGATCGTCTTGCCGGGGGCCAGCAGACTTCATGGCAAGAACTGTTCGCCAAGTCCGACTGGGCGTGGCGCGGGACGCAAGCGGAGAACAGCTACACCTCGCGTGATGCCTACGACGCCATGGAGATGGGTGTCAATCTGTACCTGCGCAACAGCAAAGAAATGACGGTCAACCAGACCGCTTCACAGGCAGCGGATACCGTGCGCGAACTGACCCGCATTACCGGGTTACTCCCGACACAGACCAAGCGCACCAAAGAGCAAGAGCAGTTCCAGCAGTTCTCCACGCCTCCGGCGCTGGCATACGTAGCCAATTGGGTGGCGAAGGTCGGCCCCCGCGACGTGATGATGGAGCCCTCGGCCGGGACCGGCGATCTGGCTATCTGGTCGGAGAAAGCCGGGGCCAGCCTCATCCTCAACGAGCTTTCCAGCCGCAGGGCCGGGCTGCTGCGTGAGTTGTTCCCCAACGCCTCTATTCTCACCGAGGACGGGTTGCAGCTCAACAACGTGCTGGCCAAGAACGTCATGGCCTCGGTGGTGGTAATGAACCCGCCATTCTCTTCGACGGCTGGGCGTACCGCTCGCAACGACACCATGAATGGTGCCAAGCACCTTGAACAGGCATTGAAGCGGCTGGCCCCTGGTGGTCGCTTGGTCGCCATCGTCGGCGAGGGCATGGGCCCGTCTCGTCCGGCCTTCCTGAAGTGGTGGGGCGATATCAAGAGCAAGTACAATGTCCGGGCCAATATCTCGATCAGCGGCGCGGAATATGCCAAATACGGCACCACTTTTGACAATCAGATAGTGGTGATAGATAATACAGGCAAGACCATGGAAGAACCGGTGACGGTCCGCGTCGATTCCGTGGCTGACCTGCCAAACATCCTGGAGGGCATCCGCAATGAAAGACAGGAAGCAACTGAATATGCACCCCCTCAACATCCAAGCCGAGAAGATTCTCAAGGCGGCCAAGATACCGACCTACCCGGATCAGATGGCAATCTCGACCCTGATGCTCTGGATGATCGAGGACGGCCCGGGGATAGAACAGCTCCCGGTATGGGCGGAACTGAGCAACTTCCAGGATCGGTATCTGGATCTGGCCGAGGCGGTCCGGGATCTGGATCAACGAGACCCGGCTCTTCTTCTGTCCCTGGTGGAGGCAGGGGAAAACGAGGAGGAGATAGTGATGACGGCCGAGGATCTTCTCAACCTGACACCGGAGGAAGCGGCGTTAGCACTCCTGGAGGAACTTCGCTGGGGGATGGAGTTTCACCCGGAGAAATATCAGTAGAGGACATCCGAACCGAGCGTGAAGGCGAGTTGACGGACTCGATTTTCGAGACGTACAAGCCTCAGCGACTTTCGATTCCCGGCGCCAAAGAACACCCCGGCCCACTGGTGCAATCAGCGGCCATGGCGTCGGTTGATCCACCCTCCCCCACCTACACCCCGAATCTTCCGAAAGAGGTTATCAGCAAAGGGTTGCTTTCTCTGCCGCAACTCGAGGCGGTGGTCTATGCCGGGCAGGCCCACAACGAACTTCTCCCCGACGGGCGTCGCCGCGGCTTCTTTATCGGCGACAATACCGGAGTCGGCAAGGGCCGGGAGATCTCCGGTATCATCCTCGACAATTTCCGCCAGGGCCGTAAGAAAGCGGTTTGGGTATCGAAATCCGCTGGCCTGATTGCCGACGCCAGGCGTGATTTTGGCGGCATCGGCGGAGATCCAAAGTCGATCTTTGCAACTCCCAGCTCTCCAAACGCACCTATTGCACAGAAAGAAGGCATCCTCTTCATCACCTACGACACCCTGAGAACTGCGGAGAAACAAAAGGGCGAAGGGAAAACAAGGAGTCGTCTTGACCAACTTCTTGAATGGCTCGGCTCCGACTATGACGGCGTAATTGCTTTCGACGAGGCCCACGCAATGGGCAATGCCACGCAAATGCCAGGCGTTCGCGGGAAAACAAAGCCATCTGCCAACGCCCTGACCGGCGTCAAACTCCAAGACCAGGCCAAGAACGCCAGGGTGGTCTACGTGTCGGCGACCGGCGCGACCGAGGTCAAGAACCTCAGCTATGCCACTCGCCTCGGGCTGTGGGGCGAGAACACGCCGTTTGCCAACGTGGTCGGGTTTGTCAGCAATATCGTGTCCGGCGGCGTGGCGGCAATGGAGATGGTTGCCCGCGACATGAAGGCGCTGGGGTCGTATATCGCCAGATCGTTGTCTTTTGACGGCGTGCAGTATCGGACCCTGCGGCACAACCTTTCGGCGATGAATGTCGCGAAATATGACGAACTGGCCAAGATGTGGCAGATCGTCCTGAAGGATATCCACAAGGCACTGGCCGATACCGGTGGCGACAAATCATCGGCCAAGAAGAACGCCATGGGCGCTTTTTGGGGAGCGCAGCAACGGTTCTTCAACCAGATCCTCACGGCGATGCAGACCCCGGCCATGATCGAGGACGCCAAGAAGCAACTCGCCGACGGCAAATCGGTGGTGGTGCAACTCACCAACCACTATGCCGGCCAGGCGGAACGCGAAGTGGCCCAGGCGAGAGAAGAAGGGCGTGAGCTTGAAGAACTCGACCTCACCCCCCGGCAGATGCTTGACCAGTTCTTGCGCAACTCCTTTCCCACGCAGCAATTCGAGGAACAGATGGACCAGGCCGGGAACACGGTCATGGTCCCGGTCGTTGATAGCCAGGGCAAGCCGGTGCACAACGCCGACGCCGTGGCCGCCCGCGAAAAACTCCTTGAAACGCTGTCACAAATCACCATCCCCGGCAACCCGATCGATACCATCATCGAGGAACTCGGCAAGGATAATGTGGCCGAGATTACCGGGAGGAACAAGAGATACCTGACCGTGCGCGACGGCAAGGGCGGCTATAAGGTGGTTGAGGAGAAGCGCGGAAAATCCGCCAGCAAGAAAGAAGCCTCTGAGTTCCAGGACGGCAAACGCCGGGTTCTGATCTTCTCGGGGGCGGGCGCAACCGGGTTTTCCTTCCATGCCGACAACACCGCCAAGAACAAGCAACAGCGTGTCCATTACGTGCTGCAACCAGGGTGGAGAGCTGACTCCGCCGTGCAGGGTTTTGGCCGGACGCACCGCACCAACCAGGCCAGTGCCCCGGAGTATGTACTCGTCTCCACCGATGTGCAGGCGCAAAAGCGATTCGTCTCTTCCATCGCCAGGCGGCTTGATCAGCTTGGCGCCTTGACCAAGGGCCAGCGGGAGACCTCCGGTGGTTTGTTCAACGCCTCGGACAACCTGGAGAGCAAGTACGGCCAGGCGGCCCTGGTGGCGCTGTTCACCAATATGGCGAACGGCTACACCAGCATGAACTTTGATGAAGTAATCGAGGAGATGGGACTGACCAACCTGAAAGGTTCAGAAGGGCAGTTTCTCCCCAACAACATCCCCGAGATGACGAAGTTCCTGAACCGGTTGCTGTCACTGACCGTTGATCGGCAGAACGAGGTGTTCGGGACGTTCTTTCAATACCTGGACGAGATCGTTACCCGCGCCGTCGAGCGGGGCACCTATGATACCGGACTGCAGACCATCAAGGCGCAGAGCATCGTGAAGAACCGCGACGAGGTGGTGTTTACTGACGACCGCACCGGGGCCACGACGCGCTTTGTCGAGGTAAGTATTTCCAACCCGGTCAGGTTCAGGGATTTCGAGGCAGCGAAGAAGTGGGCAAAATCACGCGGGGATAAGTTTGTCGGATGGTTCTCTGGACCAAGAACCAAGATATTCGGTTTGGTCGACCTTGGGGAACGGCTTGATAAAGACGGAAGTACATTCCGTCGCGGTGAGGTGGTGGGTATTGTCGACGACAGCGTGCGCCATGTCGACAACGTCTTGGCTATCCGCCGGCAGGATCACGGCTACAAGAAGATCGAGAATGAAGACGATGTTCGTCAGGCGTGGGAGAAAGCCGTCGAGGAAGCGCCGAAGATGTCTACCAACAAAACACATATGTTGGTTGGCGTGCTCATGCCGATATGGGACCGCATTGTCGGCAGTCCAAAGATTTACCGGATGCAGACGGATTCTGGCGAGGTGTTGCTTGGCAGGACCATGAGCGGTAAAGACCTGCAGCAGACCATGAAGAACCTCGGAGTCGGAAGCGACCTCTCCGGGATGAGTCCACAGGAGATCCTTGCCGGTATTCGCGGCGGAGCCACGGCGGTGCTGGCCAACGGCTGGAACATCAAACAGCGGATGGTATCCGGCGACAACCGGATTGAGGTCATGAAGGGAGCCGGCCGGGACTTCACTGACTCAGAGATTGCCATTCTCAAAGACAAAGGGGCCTTTCACGAAATCATTTCCTGGAAAGACCGGGTGTTCATCCCACAGGGGGAGAGCGCCGCGGCAGTCTTTGAAAGCATCACCAAGGCCAACCCGGTGGTCGAATTGGAGGGCGGCGGCGCGACGGGCGAAGCCGAAGCCGCTTACTCCAAAACCTCGACTGGCAAGCCCTCTTCCCCCGCCTCAGTTTCCGAACTCACCATAGCCCAGCGAAGACAGGTCAATCGGATGCAGCGGGCCGGCAAGATACGCCTTGTCAGCGAGGAAGAGGCAGTGCGGGTGTTGAAGGACTCCGGAAGGGGCGGGAAGGAAGTTCTTTCCCGGGACGGCAAAGTCATAGAAGGCTATGCCCTCCCCTCCGGCGAGGTCTACCTCATCCCAAAGAATATCGAGGCCGGTTCCCTCTGGAGCACGATCAGGCACGAGATCGGCGGCCATGTCTCCCGCATGATGCGGAACGGCCGGCAGTTCAATCGCCTGCTCTACAGTATTGACAAGCGCAAGAACGAGGATTCGGCGACCGGAAAGGCGATCCGGGCGGCAATGAAGCGGGTGCCGGACGACACCAACCCGGCGCACTACCGGGAAGAGGTCCTGGCCTACATGCTCTCCGATGCGCCGGATGTCTCGATTGTCCGCCGCTTCATCGCGATGGTCAAGGATATCCTGGTCAAGCTCGGATTCAACCCAAATATCCTCACCGTCGAAGACCTGGCGGCGATTGCCGACGCCGCGATCCGGCGCGAGGCAGGGATGGATCTGCGGGGCCGGGCCGGGGGGATAAAGCAATCGGTGAGGGAACAATTCAGACCGGTTGCTGTCGACACCTCCGCGTTCAGGAAATGGTTCGGCAGCTCGGTCATCAAGAAGGACGGCAAGCCATTCATTCTCTATCACGGCACCGCCGACCCACGTTTCCTGAACGATCCGGATTACGACTGGACGTTCGACACGGCCCGGCCGGCGCGGCAGGGATCGTCGCCGATTGCCGGGCTCGGGATTTTCCTGGGCAACGAGACTATTGCCGACGCCCATTCCGTCGGTACGGCCGGGGCCACCCACCCGTTCTATGTCCGGATGGAGCGGCCGTATGTTACAACCGCCGCGGCCCTGGAGAAGCGGGTTCATGACCGGGACTCGGCGAAGGCCTTCAAGAAGCAGTTGCAGGAACTCGGCGACCATGACGGCATTATCATCCGCGACCGGGGCCAGGTGATCGCTTTCGATCCGAACCAGCTCAAGAGCGCCACCCATAACACCGGCGCCTACAGCCGCGACAATGATGATGTGCGGTTCAGCAAGAGGTCGGCAGCCCAGCGGGAAGAGCCTGTCAATTCCAAGGATGAGATCGAGCGCATGGCGGCTGAAGTCATCGGCCGGGACCGGCTTGCGATCATCAACGACATCCATGACAACGGGCTGAACGCGAAGAACGAACAGCAGCTGTTCGACGACATTATCGAGCAGGATCCGGACGCCGCCACCCCGGCGAAGGAGAAATGGCTTTCCCGGCTCAAAGCGCTCCCGGGGACCGCGGCCAGGAATTCCCTCGCCCTACTCACCCTGCGGCAGATGCGCGATATTTACAGCGACGTGGCCCCGGTCAAGGATTTCTACGACGCGGTCAATACGATGGCGGCCGACTCGACCAAAATCATGTCCGAGGCCGACGAGATTTACAACACGTGGGCCGCGCTCCCCGGCAAGGTCGCCGACATCATGTCCAACCTGATGACGAAGGCGACAGTGGCCGGCGTCAATCCGGACCGGGGATATGAGCCGCGGGCCAACGTCAAACTGTTCCGCAAACTGATCGACGAGAGCGCCGATGTTCTGGTGACATTGGAGAACGGCGGTTCCGAGGTCGAGGGTCGGAGAAAATGGCACGAAGACCGTATCCGCCGGCTGACCCACAGGATCGAGAACGAGCGGGCCCGGTTCAAGGCCCACAAGTCGTTGAGCGCTCAGTTTGACGCCCTGCCGAAGGAGGCAAAGGACGTGTACCAGGCGGTGCGAGGAATGTACGACCGCAACCTCGAGCGGGTCCGCGACGCGCTGATGTTCAAGGCCGAACGGATCATCAAAGATCCGAAAGCGGCAAAACTGGCGATGGAGGATATCCGGCTGAAGTTCGATGCCTATATCAAGGAGGGGCCGTATTTCCCGCTCTCCCGGTTCGGCGAGTATGTGGTGACCTTGACCGATGCCGCCGGCAGGCGGGAGGTCCACACCTTCGATTTCATGGGCCAGCGCGACCGGGCGATTGCCAGGTGGAGCCGGGAGACCGACGCCAACGGGCAGCCGCGGTGGAAGATCAAGATGCAGACGGCGAAAGAGTATTCCCGCGAGACCGACGGGGCGAGTTCTCAGTTTGTTGTCGGCGTGGCCAACATCATCAATCAGCAGGAAGACATCGACGCGGCGGAGAAGAATCGGATGATCGACGAGGTCAACCAGCTGTATATCCGCTCGATGCCCGATCTCAGTCACCGCAAACATTTTGCCCATCGGAAAAAGGTCGAGGGCTTTTCCCGTGACCAGATCCGGGCCTTTGCCCAGAACATGCAACACGCCGCCCACCACATCGCCAGGATCCGCCATGCCGACAAGCTGATCACCGCCATGACGGAGATGTCGGAGACGGTGAAGACGACGGAGAAAGGCGACGTTTCGCACCTCACCGACCTCTACAACGAACTGACCAAGCGCCATGAGATCCTGATGAACCCGAAGATCAGCCCGGTGGCGCAGGCGCTGACCAGTTTTGGCTTCGTGTGGAACATCGGCCCGTCGATCGCTTCGGCGCTGGTCAATATCAGCCAGACCCCATTGGTGGCGTTTCCCGTCATGGCGGCCCGGTTCAACAGCGTGCACGGGGCGTTCGGCGCCCTCCGCAAGGCCTCGGCCGAATACTTCATGTCGCCGCTGTCGAAGACGCGGGGATTCGACATGACCCAGAGCAAGAAGCTCTCCGAAGACGAAAAGAAAATGCTGCAGAGGCTGATCGACGACGGCACGATCGATGTCACCCTGGCCCACGATCTGGCCCAGGCCACCGCGCCCGATGTCCTCAATATGGCGAGGACCAAGCACGGCAGCACGATGGTCAAGGCGATGCGGCTGGTGTCGTATCCGTTCCATGTCGCCGAGCTGGCGAACCGGCAGATTACCGCCGTCGCCGCCTATCGGTTGGCACTGCGAAACGGCCTCGGTCATGAGGGGGCGATCGACCAGGCGCGGGAGGTCATCCTCGATACCCATTTCGACTACCGGGCCCAAAACCGGGCCCGTTTCATGGAAGGCAACGTCCAGCGGGTGCTGTTCCTGTTCAAACAATATTCCCAACAAATGACCTATCTTCTCGGCCGGTCATTCTGGCTGGCCGCCAAGGGCGAGAGTCCGGAGGTCAAATCGATCGCCAGGAAACAGTTACTGGGGATCCTCGGCGGCCATTTCATGGTGTCCGGATTGATGGGCATGCCGGTGCTCGGTGGAATCGGGGCGATGCTGCAGTTTGCCGCCGCCGCCCTGGGCGATGATGACGAGCCCTGGGATTGGAAGGTGGCGCTGCGGAACATGGCGGCCGATGCCGTGGGTAAAGACGCCGGCGAGATGCTGGCACACGGGGCTTGGCGCGGTCTGCCGGTTGTCGGCAATTGGGATATCTCGTCCCGGGTGTCGCTCGGCGATCTGTGGCTGCGTGAACCGAACAGGGAGGCCGAGGGCATTGACCAGTGGAACCAATATCTCAATCTCCTGCTCGGGCCGCTGGCCGGCAACGGGGCGGCGTGGTTCCAGGGGATGGCGACAATCGCCGACGGCAAGACCGGCCGCGGCCTGGAGATGATGTTGCCGAAGGCGATCAAGGACGCGATGAAGACCTTCCGCTATGCCCGCGAAGGCGTGACCAGCTGGAACGACGCCACGCTAATCGACGAGGTGAACAACGTCGAACTGTTCGGCCAGGCGCTCGGGTTCACACCGCGGCGGGTGTCGGAGATGTATGAAGGAAAATCGGCCGTCAAAAACCTGGAGGCCAGGTTGCAGGGACGGAGGGAACAGTTGGTCAATCGCTGGGTGGATGCGACCAGGGCCGGAGACACCGATGCCGCGAACGCGGTCATGCGCGAGGCGAACGTATTTTCTCAGAAGAATCCTGCGCTTGCGATCACCGGTCCGGGGCTCAGGCGATCGATGCGACAACGGGCGAAGGTCCAGGCACAGACGAAGAACGGTATCTATATTCCTGCCACCAGGAAGGAGTTATTACAGGAAGGGAGATTTGCGAATATTTGAAGTGTAAAATGCTGTAATTTTGTGGTATCGTTTTGTTTGAAGGTGTAGTTCGGTAGCTTGAAGGAGCCCTGTAAAAAGGAGCGACAGAAGGCCCGGGAAAGAGGAAACCCCTCTTTACCGGGCCTTTTTTTTTATTCACCAACCACCAATAGAGGTGCGACGATGAAGAGAATCCTACCAATATTTCTCTGTCTTTTGGCGATGTTGTCTCTGAGCGGGTGTATTTCCCTGGGCGGAACGCGGACGACAACCACGAGGAGCATCGACCCGGCCACCAACACCGAAGTGGTGAAAATGGTCGAGGAAGACACCGACTTCTGGGAATCCGGCAACCTCCGCATGTACTACGAGGCCGACGCCCGGCGCACCGACAACCACCGGGCGGTCGCTGAGAAGAAGATCGACACAATCGTAGAAAACGGAGCCAAGAGGACATACTCCACCCCGACCGAGGCCACTCTCGGCAGCATCATCGACAGTCTGCTGGTCGCTCAGGTCCGCGATACCGCCCCGCCGCCGGCTGCCGCCGCTCCGAAAACCGCCGTTGATCTATTTGAACGTAATCTCATTCCGTTGGCATACCTTGGGGTGGGCATTGCCGGGGAGCTGATGGATTGGGATCTCGGCGGCCCGTTCGGCATGAACAGCGGAGAAGGCAGCACATCGCTTGAGGACGTGGTTGCCGGCGGCGACATCTACATCAACTCCGAGCGCTCCGACCAGTATTACCTCGAGGAGGGCTCGGCTTGGGGTGGCCAGGAGAACCCGACGTTTACGTGGACTACCGAGACCAATACCGGCAACAGCACCAATTCCGGAGAGGGAACGGCAACCACCAGCGTTCCTTCGGATGACGACACGGGGTTGTTCTAATGAATAGGAAAACGCTCGCCGCATTGGCCATCTGGTGTTTTTCAATCTCCCTGGCTGTCCTGATTCTGCTGTCGGCTGGATGCTCCGACAATGATGGCACTATCAGCGGCTCGGGCGACGAACGTTCTGATCGGGTACGAGGGGACGGGCCAACAAAGAAAGCGCCTATGCCGAATCAGGACGATGACGACTCGCCATCGACCCCGACGTCCGCCGACTACCCCCACATCGCCGGTCGCGGGATCCTGTGGAAACCGGTATCCGATTCAGATGGCAAACTCGCCGTGCTACTGAACTCGTCATACGGCAACCCCGGCGTCCGGGTGCTGAGCATGCAGGGGAACACGATCGAGACCGGTCGGTTCGTCTATTACTCGAACCCTGACCGAGCGACCTATCGATTCAGCCGGTCCGGCGGGAGTTTCCCAAAACCCTGCCTGCTGCAGGTCGGCAGCCAGCGGTATCTGGTCCCCGATGGGGCTCGGAGGTACGAATAATGAAACGTATCGTTTTTTTTGCATTGTTGGCTCTGCTGTTGGTCCCGTCCACACTCCTTGCTGTACCGAGTTGGAACAGGGGCATCTCTATCGAGTGGGGGTATGAACCTCCCGCGGATGTCATTCTGAGCGGGTTCAAACTCTACCAAGAGGGGGTTCCGGTGTGTGAGTTCGGCACTCCGACTCTGCGTTCAGGAGCGTGCGAAGTTATTCTCACCAAGCGCACCACTCCGTTCACTCTCACCGCAGCCTTCATCGATGGGACAGAGTCGCCGCACTCCGAAGCCTACAACTTCGTCAATAATGGTCCGGGGCCAAAGATCATTTTTATCATCATCACCCCGCGATAGGAGAGAGCCATGGACAAACCGGCAATACCACAACTGGCACGAGGGATAGGCACATCCGACCTGTGGGTCGTCGTCCTGGTCCTTCTGGGAATTGATGTCGACACTGCGACTGTGATCATGGGAGGGGTGCCCGATGCAGAGCAGATCAAGGCCATTATTTCAATGCTGCATGGCGAGGGGTGGCAGGTGCTGGCCATCAAAGGTCTGCTGGCTGGGGCCTATCTCTGGGTCCGCGATCGTAACAAGCAGGCTGGGGTTGAATTTGAGATTGAGCGACTCCGGACCGCTAATACATCGTATTCATTTGCTTACGATGCCGATCTTACAAAAGACCACACAATTGACGGCAGGCCATGATCATCCAGATGTGGGAAGGCATGGGCCTGCAGGTCATCGAGGAGGTCGTTCCGCTTTTCCCATTCTGCAGCTATGCCGATTTCCCGGACTGCTACTGCGGCGCCGGCGACGGGCTCGGGCAGGCCCTGGTCCCGGACTACGTCTACGGGTACACCCGATTTCTCCCCGGGCCCCTCAATATCAGCATCAAGCTGTCTCCCGCCTGCTGGCTCCACGACGAGGACTACAAGCACGCGCCTTCAACCTGGGATGCGTTCCATGGCGCCAACTCCAGGCTGTATGCCAACACCAAGACGATCATCGATAAGCAGTCGGAGGGGTATCCATCCTTCCTCCGGAAACATGCCCTGCGCTACCCGGACATCTACGCCCAGACCGTGGATGCTCTCGGCCGACGGATATTTTGGCAATTGAAACAGCGGCAGGGCCATGCAATCCCGATAAGTGCCGCATGGTTGCTGTAGGGAGGAGCAATGCAGATCGACGAGCAAACACTGTGGAAGGGCTTGGTCGGTATCGCTGCATCTTTTGCCACCTGGTCAGGGCTGTCGTATCGCTACGGAAAAAAAGATGAATCAATACAGCAGCGCCTGACGAAGGTCGAGGAACGGACCACGGCCGTGGAAAAAAAGGTTGTGACCCTCGATTCCAGGATCGACGGAATCGAGTGCATAGACCCAGAGGATTGCCGGAAGAAACAGGCCGAAATGGCGAAGTTATTTCAGGTCCAACTCGACGATGGGAACCGCAGGTTCAATGAAATCATGGCCGCGGTGAGGGACACCAACAATATCATCCGGGAAAACGCATTGGTGAGCGAACAACGACACCAGATGCTCGTCTCGCAACTGCTCAGGGGGGGACAGCATAATGCTGATGATCGGTGATGCTACTCGATCGGGCGTCGTCGGGCGAATCAAAAACGATGATTTCGACCCGTATGAACCTGATCTCCACACCCGGCTCCGGATCATTGAGGAACGGCAGCAGAGGCAGGCACTGGCCATGCAGTTCATGGCGAAGAAGATTGATGATCTTGAAACCGAGGTCAAGAAGCTGAGGAGGAAAATTGATCATGATTGACCTGTCAAGAAGGCGATTTTTAAAGGGGGCCGCGGCTATTGCCGGGTGTCTTCCGTTTACCAGGATAGCTGGTTTAACCCCTGCTCAACTGCCAGTGAACCACGCTGCTGACAGCAGGACATTCTCAATATCGATAGAGTTTTTTGGCATGGGGAATAATGGAGCCAGCTTCCTTATGTGCAGGTTCGATGATATCTGCCTGAAATCTCTAGGGCATGATGAGTTCTATAAACCCGACCCTGTCAGCGCAGAGATAAAAAAGGAAGGCACTCCAGTTTGGTACAAAATAACGTCCTCATCCGGGAAAGTCCTGAAGTCCTGCGGAGTAGATAGCAGTGTAAGTTCCTTCCGTTGGCTATACGGAAAATGGTTGGGCGTTGGGGACACCATACGACTTAGCCATATCCATTTAGCAGTCTCCTGACGATTAAGGGTTTCAGATCATGATCGATTATTATGTCCTGGCATACGACGCCACGATGGAGAACGAGGGGCGGGGCAAACGGACCAAGAACAAGCTCGACCCGGGCGGCGAGTCCTATTCCGGGATCTCTCGGGTTCATCATCCTAAATGGGGAGGTTGGCCCCTGATCGATCAATGGCTGCGCGATGGCAAGCCCATTGACGTCGTGCGGCTCGAGCCGATGGTCCGGGAATTCTATCGCGACGTGTTCTGGAATCCGATCGCCGGCGATCAGCTGTCCGAACTGTCCCCGGCGATAGCTCTGCAGGTCTTTGATTACGGGGTCAATGCCGGCGCCGAGCGGGCAGCCAGGTGGCTACAGATTGCGCTTAATAAGCTGAACAGGAATCAGCGGCTTTACAAGGATATCCTGGATGACGGGTCTATCGGATCGAAAACCCTCGGCACTCTGATGGTCGCCCTGGCGCAGCATCCTCCGACGGCTGATGTGACCGAGCAACGGATCATGAAGATCATCCGATCGAGATTCTCGGACCACTGGTTCGACTTGATGGAGAGGTTTCCGGAGCGGGAGGAATTCCGGGGGATATGGGATCGGGCATGAACAATAAACAGCGAGGTAGATCATGAGCAAATTGGAGATGGGAAAGAAGGCCAGGCTCCGGCAGCCGGTCATCTCGGGAGTCATTGTCGACACCGAGTACGACAAGGAACACCGGTGCCTGAAACATTGTCTGGAGTGGACCGACGACTGCAACGGCGATGGCAAGCCGGATGTCCATCGCCGTTGGTTCCTCGAAGGTGAACTGGAGGAGGGTGAGTGATGATACTCAAAAAGAAACGAGAAGGGGCAAAGGGTGGTGAGGTCATGGGGGCCAGTATCGGCCGCAATGCCAAAGAGTCCGAGCAGACAAAAGCGATGGGCAGGTACACCGTGGAGTGTGTCGGCCCGGTCGAAGAATTCCGCGCCAGGTACATCCTGCTGCGCGACAAGATCCAGGCCATAAAAGATGGTGGACGGTTCTACCGGATGCTGCGCGGCCGATCCCTCCGGAAGATGCTCCACGAGTTCGCCGCCATCCCGATGGAACCGAAGTGGGTCGAGGAGTTCGACAACCTCGTCACTACCGTCGGCAAGAACGACATGCTCGACAAGTACCTGGCCGGGTCGTCTTATACCGCTGCCTGGTACATCGGGCTGATCGGGTTGACCAGTTACACCACCGGGGCCGCAGTTGGTGATACCATGGCCTCACACGCAGGCTGGGTCGAGGATGTCGAGTATTCCCAGACTGCCAGACCAACAACGTCATGGGCAGCGGCTGCCAATGGCAGCAAGGCCCTGTCGGCGGCCTGCGTCTATTCCATCAATGGGGATGGCACGACCATCAAGGGTTGCTTCCTCAACACCATATCGACCAAGGGCGGTACCACCGGAACTATGTTCTCCGCCGGGCTGTTCACTGGCGGCGACAAAATCCTGGCCAACGGCGACACGCTCAACGTCAGTTACACAGCCACGTTGACCTGATAGGGGTTACAAGTGCCGGTCCCCCAGTATAGGAGTGCAAACGCCGCCTTCGTTGCAGGCACCGGATCAATCACGGTCACGGTGCCTGCTGACTATGTTGTAGGGGACCTGCTGCTACTCCTGGTCAATACCGCCAACCAACCGATATCTGCACCTTCTGGGTGGACTCAGGTCGCCAATTCCCCCCAGTCTACCGGATCTGCTGGTTCTGCCGGTGGCGTCAGCATTCAAGCATTCTGGAAGCTTGCCGGGTCTGGGGAGGCCAGTGTCAGCCTGCCGGATGCCGGCAGCTACATCGCCGCCCGGATGTTTGCCTTCTACGATGTTGATGTCAATGGACCAATTCATGTTACCGCAGGCAGTGTGCTGGCGACCGCCGCCTCTGGATATTGGTATCTGCCCAGTGTCACCACGACCCTATATAATTGCCTGATTGTGCAGTGCATAGGGATTGACCGTGACACCGCCTCCGATAATGAGGTGTTGGCGAATTGGGTCCCTGGTAATACTACCCGTTTACCGGCCCTCATCGAACGGGAGGATCAGACCGTAAGCTCTGGGGTTGGCGGTGGTATCGGGATGGCGACTGGGCAGTCAACATATCCAGGGGACATAGGCTCAACCCGGGTCACAAGCTCTGAAGTATGCACTGCCGCGTTTCTTACAATTGCTTTGGGATCAACTCCCACAACATATTCAGCAGAGGCGACCGAGACAGCTGTGGCGGGGAACATCGATGCTGGAGGCATACCGTATGGTGCCTCCATTGATTCTTCTGCAGCAATAGCGGAAACCCTGTCATCTGACCCAAAAGTCGAAATTGTTGGATTGTATTCGTTCGAGTGTCCATCTTACCAGGGGTCGGTATCGATTACAGTTCCAGGTGACACCAGTCTTTGTCTGGCTTTCCTATGTGGTCATAATGGTTACAACCCGGACCTCACATTTACGGAATCGGCGATCAATATTTACCTTGATGGCCAGGAGATGTCATTTGAGGGGCGGTCTACTACTGTGTCTACGGCTGAGGGGGATCTCGCTTTATTGACGATGGTATCTCCACCAACAGGGACATATTCTATATCCTGGTCGTTAGGGACCACAACATCGCCTTTTTTAATCGGGCTCATCTATCTGAAAAATGTTGACCCAGAAACCCCGATTCTATCGATGGTATCAGGGTATACCATATCCGGTGGGAGCATTAGCCTTTCTGGTTTGACCACCTCTCAGCAGGGTATGGTCATCGGTGGGTGCAGTTCAGTGTATTCATCAACTGTCATCACAAGTGAAGGACAGGAATTACTCATCACGAAATCGCCAGGATTCGGCGATACAAAACTGAACATTGCGAAACGCCCCACCCTTGATGGTGATTTCAAGGTTGCAACCACATATAATGCCAGCGCCATTGCGATATCGCTTAAACCTGGGGAGATCAGTGCCCCCCCTCCAGTCCAGGCGTCATGCGACGAGGGAAACGAAATTGTCGACACATTAGCCGGCATTCTCCCCCAAATTGGAGTCATCGATCAGGAACAATTCCTGATCGACAACTGGATCTCAGGTAATATCCTTTTAGAAGATATTACAGAGACCGCGGCAGCCGGGGCGGTACAGATCACCGGGGCTGTCCCGGCTCTCACCGGGGCGGCATACACCTATCTGTGCCCGGACAGCACCACGACCACATTCTCCCAGACGGTAACCGTCCCGGCCGGGACGACGTTTGTCCTGGCGTATATGCAGGCGCGGCGCAATCCCCCCGGAAACCTGAACGAACCGACCCTCGGTGGCAAGGCATTCTCCTCCATAGGATACGGACCGATCAAGTTGGTTTGCTTCGAAAATTGGAAGATGTTGAAAGACCCGACCATCGGGGGGCAAACCTTGGCATGGACCGACAATTCAGCGTACTGTGCGTTTATTGTTCTATTATTCTACAAGGACGTTGACCCTGACAACCCGATTCTCGACGTCGTTTTTGATGCTCCTGTTTTTGGGGATGAAGAGACAGCGTTCCTGACTGATTTCACCTACGATCCTATCGGGGTCACTCTCGGGTTCTGCTACCCAACAATCGTCACCCTCGACTCCGAGGGCTATGATACCGCGCAAACCGTTCTCGCCACCTGTGACAACTTTGATACAGCTTACGGTCATGGGGTGGTGGTCGCGCCGACATACGAAAATCTATCCCGGATTTACACCACCAACTATGGTGGGGGGATGTCCATATCAGTGGTCACCCTCGCGGGTAACATCGCCGGCCCAAACACAGTTTCGGTGCATCGTGAGGACGCTGCAACTCCAGGGCACACCCAGTCTGCCGCTACTCCAGACGGCAATGTCGATGAATATGTGGACCTGCTTGCACTGGCAGGCCCGTATGCGACCGTCAATAGCGCCACTCCGTTGCTGATTCCGACAACTGCGGGCGAGAACCTCAATTACCCGATCACTATCCCAGAAGGTACAGATGTTATCATCGCGTTCTTCAATGGCTCGAATTACCTCATTTTAACGGATACATACACACACTTTTACCTTAATGGGGCACCGTTCACCAGGGTGACAGCCACCTCAGCCAATGCCAGTGGGACAGCGGCGGTTGGGGCCTGGGCGTTTGTCAGTCCTCCGGCCGGAGAGCAGATCTTCGGATGGAGTTGCGACGATATCAACACCAGTACCTACTTTATGGTCACCCTGGTGTTCATTAAAGGGGTTGATATTTCAACTTACCCGGTGGTCAGCTTCGGCCATGCGAATGCCGGGGCCGCCGGGGCTCCTGTTCAGATCACAGGGTTGATGCACTCACCAGGCGATCTCGTCATCGGATTCGTCAACAGTGAGATGGAAATTCCAACCAGCAGTGATGTTCCTGACATGGAGACCTTCCCTCCTCCGCCGTCGACATTGGTGCATTACGGGAGGGTACAGAGGGTCCCTCCATTCTGGTCTGGTAGCTATGGCAGTGTCTGTATTTCCATGGGAGAGTCTACTGATTTTGTTGTCGCCCCCGACCCGGGGGCGAAACTATCCGGGGTCGCGCTCTGTCTTCGTTGCGATCTCAATGGGGCGACGTGGATCGACCCATCCAGCAACACTACAGGGGAAGTATTGGAGGCCAGCGGTGCCACCAGTTGGGAATATGTCCCGGCTTTGATTGACGAAAGTTCAGAAGATTCCGTGGCGACGGAAGACCTGATTGGCAACTTCGTTGATCTCGTCGGAGGGATAACGTCACCATCGGGGAGGCTGTGTTACTCCAGTCAAATTAATTCGTCTTCCGAGTCTACTGCGTTGATATGGACAGGGGATGACCCTGACCTCCTTGTGGTGGTCATTTGTTCCATGGCGGAGTTGGGTGGTCCATTTACCGCCCCCTGGTTGGCGGACGGGGAGTACACCCTCACGCAAAATGGAGTCCAGGCTACTCATTATTCTCTGTCAGCGGCGCTGGCAACATTCGACGGAGTGAATCACCTCTCTCTCAGTACGCTTATAGCCTATGTGCCGAACCCGACATCAGGCATGCTACAGATAGGGATCAATAACCCGCATTATGGGGCCTACAATGAATACGAACCGAGCGTCGACCTGATCGTTGCGTTTCTCGTAAAACACGCGGACGTCTCAGGTGGTCCGTTCAGAGGAACAGCGGGGCCAACGGTTACATCATTCAATGACACTGGGGCGTCTGTCTCCGAGGTTACGCTCTCTGGGATCTCATTCACACAAGGGGACATGGTTGTCGGGATCGCCATTACTGTTGACGATCTGGGACTTGGTACCGTCGGCCCCTACGATCTCATCGGGGGTGAGTTCACCCGGGATATGGTGGGACCCTTGGTCGATTGGGCCTATGCACTACAGGTCGGTGGCGCGAAAATAGGCGGTGATTCCAGCATCACATTCAAGACCCATGACGGCAATCAGACACGCACCATCTTATCAGCCCTGGTCATCAAGGGAGATATGGTCGAAGGGGTTATTTCACCCACACAGAGTGGTGCCAGGGCTGATTCTTTAGAAGCATCGGACTCCTTCACTGGATCCCTCGCTTTATCTGATTTTGCCGTCGAGTCCTGGGCAGCGACTGAATCATCCACAAGAAGTGCGATCACACCTGGAGTAATCACAGATTCTGCAATGCTTATCGATGCCAGCACCGGAGACGCGACCGGAGAGGCGGCGATCGCCTTGGCATTGGTCACTCTTTCGGCAGCGGAAGAAAGCGCCGCTGTCAGGACCGCAGCGGCATTTTTCGGCCGCATGGATGTCATCGATGTCTCCGACACGATCTCGACCTGGGAGATCGGTTATGCCGGGGTGGAGGAAAGCGTTCTACCAGGTGAGGCGCAAGAAGGTTTTCGCCTGGTTTACGACGATATCGCTGAGGGTGGGTTGGCAATGGGGGACCTGCTGACCGCGGAGAGGTTTGTCGAGGGGATCGCCGCTGAACTGTGCGTCGGCGGTGACGAACCGGTGGCAACGATGGTCTGCTGGGACTTCGTCGCCGATACCTCGATGGTCCTGGATATTTCGGCAGCTGTTGCTGATGTGTACCCTTCGGTTTTCGAGATCTCGACCATCGTCGACGGATATTCGGCGATTCTCATTCTGTGCTATTTCCCGGAGATGACCGTCACCTACAACCGGGAGGTGTATTCCGCAAGACTTGAGGTTCCCGCCTTGGCGGCCAGCTTGGTAAAAGAAGAAATCGCTGCGACATATACTGGGGCAGGAGTGGCTGCAAGCTTTACTGGGCAAGAGATCACGGCAAAATATGAACCGATAACTATCACCGCATCAAAAGGAGAATGACATGACGAGTGAAGATGATGTGGAGATCTTCCGGGGAGACTCCTATGATCTGCCCTTTACGATCACAAATAAGATTACCGGCGCCATTATCTCGCTCGCCGGCGCCACGTTGAAGATGACGGTCACGACGATCAAGGATCCACCTGACGATACATTCAAGCTCTTCGATATGGATGGGGTCATTAATGCAGATCCAACGACAGGGAAGGTGGCCTTTAGGCCGACGGTACAGAATACGGCGGCGATCGGGAAATACTTCTATGATATACAGCTGAGTGGTGCCGATGGATCCGTCAGAACGGTGCAGAAAGCGAAATTCGATATAGTGCAGGATAATACCAA